CCTAATATACCGATTGCTTTGGTTTTCAACTATATACAATACGTATCTAATACCGCTTGGTATAAGCAACAGAAGAAACTGAGAAAGAGATTCTACTTTTGCTTGCCCAAGGATTTTAAGAAGGAATGGATAGATTCTTTGGACATAGATAAAGAATTAGCAATAATATCTAATTTTTATCACGAGATGGACTAGAATAAATTTGACATGTCAGGTATAACATGTTATAAATACAATCTAAATTAAAGGAGAAAGTAATGAAGAAGACACTAGTAACGCTGTTGGCATCTGTAGCGATGATCACAGCAGCAGCGGCAACGGATCTGCCAAGCAAGACCAAGGCACCAGCTGCTCCAGTTGCTGATGCAACAGCTTCAACAGGCAATGACAGCTTGACTGCTGCATACGGCCAGGATTTAGACAATAATTTTGGCGCAAAGGTTGACGACGTATATAAGCTCTCATATTCACACAACATCGGCAATGGATTCAGCGTTGGCGGTGTAGCACAGACCACACAAGATACTGGTAATGCTCTAAAGCAGAATCTAGAAGCACAGGCTGGTTATAAGCTGCCTGCATTCTACGGTGTCACGCTCGGAGGCAAGGTAGGTGTCGGTGAGCGTTTCGTTTCAACAGGCAACTTCCCATACTTTGCTGTATATGGTTCAGCAGACTACAAGGCAATGGACAAGCTAACATGGAACGCTGTGCAGTATCGCTATCGTAGCGCATTTGATACTTCATCTTATGGATATCAGAGCCACCGTTTAGGTACTGGCGTAACCTACGATATCACTCCAGTTTACAGCGTAAACGCACAGGTATATCGTAGCTTTGACACTTCAACTAACTTCAATGCAACAGGCGATGCCTTTGAAGTTGGTCTAACTGCAAAGTTCTAATCCCTAAGTATTCATCATTGAAAATGGCGGAAAAAATCCGCCATTTTCCTTGACTTCGTTGATCATATCGTATAGTATAAAAACATGACAGAAGCACAAGTACTGACCTTATTCCCAACACCCTTTTATATAATCAATCTATCCGAGTACATCAAATCAGCTGACATCAAGAAACTGATGAAGCTAGAAAATGATAAAGATAATCTCTTGATAAACGAGAGGCAGAATTTCTTCACTAGAGAAAATGACGTGTTCAACAAGATTTTGAAGACAGGATCTAGCCTAGAGAAGACAATAAAACTGCATGTTGATTATTTCGCCAAACAAATATTGGGCGAGGGAGAATCAAAACTGAGGATGCATCTTTCTTGGGTAAATTTTAATCCCCCCAAGACGGCGCATCACAAGCACGTACATCCCAACAGCATAGTAAGTGGTGTCTTTTATCTGCGTACTAATGAGAGGAGTGGCAACTTCAACGTGCACCGAGCCGATGGGCAGAGAGCTATGATAAGAGATCAAATCACTACTTGGAATCAGTTCAACTACGACTACTACTACTTTACTCCAAAAACCTACGATCTGTATCTGTTCCCCAGCAGCCTCTCGCACTCAGTTGATCCAAACGAATCAAACGAGACCAGAGTCAGCCTCAGTTTCAACACCTTCTACGAAGGTGAGATACGGACAGATGCTAACGGTCATCTATCTTCGCTAGACATTGGAAACATCACCACTGGAACTAGTAAAGATAGGAAACAGAAACTAGGCAGAGATCTAACACTAGGCCAAGGCGGATCAGTAAATAATACGGGCGGTTAGCTCAGTGGTAGAGCATCTCGTTTACACCGAGAGGGTCGGGGGTTCGAGCCCCTCACCGCCCACCATAAAAAGGAAGAGAAGATGAAAAAGATCCTCATGATCGCAAGTGCTTTGATGTTTGTTGCTAGCGTATCCTTATCAGCTGCTCCTGCTTATGCGGCCGAACCTTCTACTAAGAAGGTTTGCCATGTACAGCACGGTAAGGAAGTGTGCAAGACTGTCAAGGTACACACAAAGCAAGCTAAGAAAAAGAAGAAGTAAGTGACTATAACTAGAGGGCGGTCTTATCCGCCCTCTATTCTTATCTATTAGAAGTTGATCTTTAAACCAACCATCGCAACCCCAGCTGTATATTTAGAGCCAGCATCTATGCCAACACTAGCATCGAGATAAACATTTTTCGTTATCTCTTTTTTAGCTACTGCTCTAACGCTGCCTACAGTTCCAAACTGACTAGTCTGTGTAGCACGTACTTCAACACCAACATTGTTAGTGAAGTCGTAACGAGCACCTACATAAGGATTGACTGTAGTAGTTGTGCCTTTGTTTGGTGCTGTTGCTAGCAAGCTGCTACCCGTTGATGTTACATTATCTATGTTGCTAGCATTTACAGTAGCACCAACTAATGGACGTACACCACCAAATGTATTAGCACTGTATACTGTTAGATCAGCATAGTAGTTTGTCTGCTGGAACTTAGTGGAGTTTATCAGAGCAAACTGTGGTATAGAAACAGTTCCTGAATGATTAGCAACGCCTCCACCGATGCTACCTTTAAACCAAGCATAGTCCTGTTTGGTTAGCACATATGCATTTGCATCATAAGATTCGTTAGTGATTTTATTATTTAAGAATCCATCACTTGTTCCAGTACCATATCTAAATGCGAAACCAAAAGTATTGTTATCTACAGTCTTCTGATGTCCGCCCATTAGTCCACCGCTAGTATAGCTGCCGCTAGTGCTTAGATATGCAGCATATGGACCTAACCAGCTACCATCTGGTTGTGATAGCGGATCAGTTAGGAATGGATTAGCATTCCTACCAGCTACAGCATCGCTAAATCCAGTAGCACTAACTTTCTGTGTGCTAGTCTCTGGATGTGATATTACTTGTACACCATTAGTTGATACACTAGTAATCTGATCAGTAGTGACGTTAGTAGCTGTTACTTGGTTAGTAGTAGTTGATGTTACAACTGCTGTACCATTAGCTGTAGTTGTTGTTCCGTCGCTGTACGAAGTTACAGTAGTTGGAACTGTGTTTACTACAGTTGTTACTGGAGTAGTATTTGTAGTAGTTGTGATCACAGGAGTATCTGTAGTAACAGTTGTTGTATAAGGAGTGCTTACAGTTGTTGTAATAGTCCTCGCTACATTTATGTCATTACCGCTCCTGCCTGCATTAAATCCAACACCTACTGTAGCTGTTGGAGTACCTGCTACGATAGTTGCTGTCTGTGTAGGAGTTCCATAAGCAACGCTAGTAGTTGTAACAGTATTACCATTAGTTGATGTTGATGTTACTATAGGCTGTCCGGGTGCTGTTCCAGTAACATAAACCTGAGGTGTCCATAGCATATCGATTTGATTACCATTTTGTGTAAGTGCCCAGTTGATGTTGCCAATGCTGCCGTTAGTTGCAGTAAACGCACCAGTGATTCCACCAGTAGCACTGATGATGCTAGTGTATGGACTGTTTAGTGTGACATTAGTGGTCTGACCACCAACTATTATTGGAGTATAAGTGGCTTGTGAACCAAGTGTTAGTCCACCGTTTATAGCGATCTGGCTATATGCTGGACCGTTATATGTAGTGCTTATGTTACCGTTGCTAGTAACTGCTCCATTTATAGTTGTTGTACCTGCGCCACTAACAAATGTGCCATTGTTTGTTACGTTGGTAGCATTGATAGTGTAGCCTGTGTTATCAGTTAGTGTGCTGCCTGTGCCGATGTTTACCGCCGCAAGTGGTTGGAATGTAAACGCTCTTGGGAAGTTACCATAAGTGCCAGCTGGTGCTGCTGTATTAGCAGGATCACCTAAGTTGCCAGCAAGTGTAGTTGTTGCTGTAGCAGCATTGGTTCCAATGTTGACTACTGCGCTAGCATCTGTGGTACGGATCGCACCAGCAACTGATCCAGTTAGGAACTGGTTGAAAACACCATTAGTTGATAGTTGTACATCTCCGTTGATCGTGCCGGCATTGTTGATAATAGCACCGGTGTTAGTGTTTCCTAAATTGACTATAGCTAATCCGCTACCGCCGGTGATGGTGCCAGCGGCATTATTATTGATGATGCTGCCTGCTGTGGTGTTGATGAAATCCACACCAACATCGCCTGTGATGCTACCGTTGTTATTGATCGTAGCATTATTGCCCATGAGCACTGCTGGCATACTGTTAGTACCAGTTGGTGTGCTGGTGATGCTACCTGCATTGTTTAGGATAGTAGTACCATAGCCCATCATCACAACACCGTCACCGTTGGTAACAGCGATAGTTCCAGTTGCTGTATTAGTGACTGTTGCTGTGCCTGTGCTGCCAGTGCCATTAAAACTGGTCACGATACCATGTGCTGAATAACCATTGCCCAGCAGTGTGTTGCCGCTGGTGTTGGCAGTTATGCTACCACTATTAGTAACACTGATATTGGCTGAAGTGCTGGTTCCTTGCTGTGCATTGATACCAGTGCCGTTATCTGTAGTGATGGTTCCAGCATTGGTGATAGTGGTTGATACAGCATTTGTGCTATTGATACCATTACTATTAGCACCTGAGACGTTGATAGTTCCATTGTTTGTGATGGCATTATCAGTTGGTTGACCTAATGTGTAAGTGGTTGTGGTTCCAGCTGGATTGGTGCTGGTTGTAGCAGCAGGAGCACCGTTGGGATTACTTGTGCTCATTGTGCTGTTATAACCACCAGGTTGACCGCTGGTTGTTCCACCTGTGGCACTGGGTCCGCCACCGTTCTGGTTGGCTACTAGACCCACAGTGCTCTGACCAGGCTGACCACTGCTGTTTACGATACAGGCATTGCTACCACCCCATGCACCTTGGCAAGCACCAAAGCCTGGACTACTTGTCCAACCCTGTGCTGTGATGCCGTTGTAGGGACCGAATTCTGGATTGTACAGCAGGTTATTGCTGCTGCCCAGTGTCAATGTTGGAGCACGATACCAGGGACCGTAATCACCTGCCCAGTATGAACCGTCGATGCCATACATGTAGACTTTTGCATAGGCCACGTTTGCGGCCTGTGCTGCTGTCAGTGTAGAACTCACTGTCAAAGTGGTCCAGGGAACAGCAGGATCGATCTGAGGATTGCCTCCCAGTGCATTTGGGTTAGGCAAGTTATTGCTGTAACTTGTGTTTGCACTGGTTATCAGTGTGTTACTGCTGTTATAGAATTCTATCTTCACGTTGGCAGTGTCGCTCTGTCCTGCACGGCCGCCGCCGTTGTGTGCTAGCACTGAGAAATTGAAGGTTCCGCCCTGTTGCATGGTACTGTCGAATACCACGCTCTGGCTGATAGTTGTTGTTACATAAGCAGTTGCAATGCTATTGTAAACTGCTTGCTGTGCAGAAGCCGGTTGAAAGAAGCCAGCAAGAAAAAAAGCACTAAAAAGTGCGCAGATTATACGTTTCATAGGGTGTTTCTCCTAATATATGGTAATATTTAGGTGTATTTTGGGTCGGATAATATGCGCAGGTAATGCTTGACAAAACAAAACAAGGCTATATAATGACTAAAGTAAGAGGAGATGATCATGGCTAAGGCAGCAAAGAAAGACACTGGAAAGATCAGTTTGGCTCCACGGGCTAAGAAAGTCAAGAAAGCCCGTAACCCATTGTTCATGGATGAGAAATATACCGGACCCGAACCTGAATGGACGGGCTGGGAAAAGTGGAGCTTTGATAAATTCCGCAAAGAGAAGCATCGTGGGCACTACTATTACAACTATTTTAACAATGCCAAAGATATGATCCCCGCTGTGATCGAATGGATGGGCAAGAATGGATACTCTAAAGAAGATATCCGTGCTTATAAAGAAATGCCCGATTGGAAGACCGGAACTACTATGGGCGCATTGTCTACTATGCTCAATCGAGGAATGCCCGCAAAGCACCCAGAAAGTGAAGACCAAGATTCGTCAGAATGGCTGAACGAACGTTTGCTGCCTTTGATTACCGAAGGAAGAGAACTGCTCGCCCAAAAGAAAGCAGACGAGAAAAAGTCTGCTACACTGTATGTCCCAACTATCCAAGAGCGCATCAGAGAAGCCACTTACGAACATTTAGTAGCGATCGAGGAATGGTTAGAAGGATTCATTACCGATCCTGAAGGATTCGATCCAAAGAGCTTCAATGTGATCAACTATTTTAAGTCAAATGGTATCAACCAAGCACATGCACGTATAATCCGCGACAAATACGCCTATAACAAAGAAGACTACGACGAGCTGCTCGCACCTCCTAAGATCAAAGATGACGCTTATACGCAGCTCGTAGAAGCTTATAGCTGCTATACAAAGGCACAGCTAAAGAACATGCAGACTGCGCTGGGTGAAATCTTGTCTGCTTGCGATATGTTCCTCCAACAGGCAAAGGTAAACCGCAAGGTCCGTGCCAAGAAGGCACCCAGCAAAGAGAAGTTGATCGCCAAGCTCAAGTACAAGCTGAGCGACGATCGCTACAAGCTGGTATCTATGAAACCAGAAGACTGCCTGCAGGCTTTGGAAATCTGGGTGTTTAACACCAAGACACGCAAACTGGGCTGCTATGTAGCTAACGACAAGGCTGCGCTTAGCATCAAAGGTACTTCAATCATCAATTTCAGCGAAGCCAAGAGTAGGGCAAAGACAGTGCGTAAACCCGAAGAACTGCTCAAAGATTCAAAATCACTGCCCAAGACCAAGATGCGAAAGCTATATGAAGGTATCAACAGTGTCGAGACGGCGATGAACGGTAGGATGAACACTGACATCATACTATTAAAAGCCTATACTTAAGACATTTATAGGCTTATAAATAATTGCATGAGACGTTCAATCAAAAAAATGAGGAGTTTTTTCTCCGCATCGGCGCCAAAACTCATAGTTTGGCAAGCTATCATCTGGGATAGATTCGCCAAGATCATACCCTTTGTTCTGGTGCTTTCCGTGCTTGCTCTCTATATGACCGGAGAACGAGATTGGAATCTCATCGTAGATGGCATAATAGTGTTCTTCTTAGTGTTCGGAGTCGTGTGGTGGTTATGGATCATATACACTATCGCTACTATCGCTACCATATTGGACAGGTCTCAGTATAATCTAAAGGAAGTTATCGCTGAGATCAAGATAATGCATCGAGAGATAAACGACATAAGAAAAGAAGGTTGATTTCCTGTGTCAACTTTGTTATACTTGTTAAATAATTACAGCGGCACTCCGGGCTTCATCCCGCTTTAGAAATTCTGCAGCCTATGCTATATTGACATAGGAGTGAAAGCATGACACCGATCGTTTACAAATATACCAGCACTAAAGAATACCACGACGCCTTCCCTTGCGCTTACCGCCAGTGGAGAGCAGATAGCCACTGCAATCTAATCCATGGTTATTCATTTAGCATGAAGTTTTACTTTGGCACCAATGATTTAGACGTGCGCAATTGGGCTGCTGATTACGGCGGTCTGAAAGAACTAAAGGCACAGCTGGAAGACAAATTTGACCATACCCTTCTGGTCAGTTCTGATGACCCGGAACTTGAAACATACAAACTTCTACAAGAAAAGAAGATGGCTAAACTCACTATCCTGCCTAAATTAGGTTGCGAGGGATTAAGCGATATGCTTTACAAATATGTAAATGCTGTCTATATTCCAGATATGTGGGGGCCCGGTGAAGCACAGAGACTTTGGTGCTATAGAGTCGAAGTCCGTGAAACCCAGTCAAATATGGCATTTAGAGAAGGTCATCGTGAATGGAACGAGGACTTATTTGAAGGTTTTGAGTAAGTTTGCATAAATACATAGTTAGTAGCAAAGGACGAACTATGTATTATGGATTTATTTACGAATGGACCAATATGCTTAACGGTAAAAAGTATATTGGTTCACACGCCGGAACAACAGAAGATGGCTATATCGGGTCTGGTAAAGTTTTTCAAAGAGCTATAAAGAAGCACGGGATAGAAAACTTTACACGAACCATTCTTGAGTATGTTGAAGTTGAAGATAGAAAGTATCTATTAGAGCGTGAAAAGTTCCATTTAGATAAAGTCAATGCTTACTATTCAGATAACTTCTATAATGTAGCCAAAGATGTAATAGGTGGAGATACTAAAGCGGGTTGGACAGAAGAACGCCGTCAGGAATTTAGTAATCAAATCAAACAAGTCTGGGCAAATAGGACAGAAGAAGAAAAGAAAGCATTATTAGATAATGTCCATAGCAAAACTAAAGAATGGTATCAGACCGAAGAGGGTCGGCAATTAAAAGAGAAGTTGCGAAACAATATACCCAAGATGGTAGAGGGTGTAAAGGCTCGTGACCCAGAAGATAGAAAGCGTAGTGCCCGTTTAGGTAAAGAGCGTATGGGTTCTGAACGCAGGAAAGAAGTAGCCCGTAAAGGGGTAGAGAATCGTGACCCCGAAACAGAAGCATTAGCAAGACTGAAGGCTCTAGAAACAAGAGCAAACTGGACAGAAGAAAAGCGTAAAGCAGTGTTTGAGAATAGTAGTCGTGGCAGAAAAGGCAAATGTGCTGGTAGTGAAAATGGTAGGGCAAGAAAGATTGTTGCCGAGTCCAGAACATTTGACACTCTTAAACAGGCTATGTTAGAATTAAACATATCAGAATACAAACTACATAGTAGATTGAAAGACCCAGCCAACAAGGAATATTATTACCTATGAACGAACAGAAGATAAAACAACTTACTGAACAGGCTAACTTGTCTGCTGATAAGACATATCAATTTGATCCCGAAGACGGATTCAAAATTCAAGAATACTACCGAGATCCAGGCGAATATCGTGCGATGACTGAACGGGAAAATTGGGTACGCATGAACAATCCAGCAGTGAAGAAAGCTTGGGACAATTATAAGATATTGCTACGTCTAGCAGCGGAGGGTCGCACACTTGATTGAGCCTTTACTCGACAACCTGATGGTCCAAGAACAGCTGCCTGCCGAGGATAGGGCAGATCGTATCTGGCAACATATGGTCGCTGTCATCATGCTCAACCAAACTGGGCGCAAGCCTGTTAAAACAGTGCTTCCTATATTCCTACACAAGTGGCCCAACCCTACGGCATTTTGGGATAGCACTCCTGAAGAGGTTAAAGAAATCATCTGGCCTCTTGGTATGGGGAATGTGAGGGAGAATCGCCTGCGTAGGATGACTGCTGACTTCCTAGTTTGGTGGGATTTTGACGATGCCTCTAAACTCTATGGCATCGGTCGATATGGCAGCGAAAGCTATCGCATCTTCTTCAAAGGAGAGAGATTCGAACCGCAGGACAAGGAACTGCGTCGTTATTTAGGATATCCTCAGCTTGACAAACAATCTAAACATGTTATTATAAACTATGACAATTAAACGCATAGGTTTCGCTTGTAAATGGTCTGACGATACTCCTAAGGGTATTGCTGCTGATCCAGAACTAAATTGCAAGACTACGACTGTTGCTTGGCTCAACCGCCAAAAACGAGAAGTAGCAGAACAGAAGTTATGGGACCTAATGACCCATAACATAGAAGCAGTAAATAGATTGGTGCAGCGTGTAGGAGCGTTAGATGAATCCCTTCGTATGGTTCGCCTTGGTAGCGATATTCTTCCTGTTTATACAGAATCTAATTGGAATTACTTTTGGCATAGAACAGACGTTAAAACATATGCAGAGCGAGGATTTAAACGGATTGGAGAAATCAGCAGACACAATGATGTACGTCTGTCTTTTCATCCTGGCCAATTTACTGTTCTTGCAAGTGATCGAGAAGATGTTGTTGAACGCTCAATAGAAGAGTTTGAATATCATGTAGATATGATACGTTGGATGGGCTATGGCCAGAAATTCCAAGATTTTAAATGTAATGTGCATATCGCCGGCAGGCAAGGTCACGAAGGTATACGCAAGGTATTAGGCCGATTGAGTCCCGAGGCCCGCAATACCATAACGATCGAAAACGAGGAAAATACACATGGACTTGATGATTGTCTCGCTATTAGTGATGTCGTTCCTATCGTTCTTGATATCCACCATCATTGGATCAAGACAGGGGAATACATTCAACACAAAGATGACCGCACGAGAAGGGTTTTGGATAGCTGGCGCGGTGTTCGGCCTACTCTACATTATTCTGTCTCTCGTGAGACTGACTTGGATGGGCACTCATTGACTACTGCTCCAGATATGCAACTGCTATTAGAACAGGGCTACAAGAAACAAAAACTTAGGGCCCATTCTAACTACTACTGGAATGCAGCAGCTAATCAGTGGGCCCTAGGGTTTCTCGATGATTTTGATATCATGTGCGAATCAAAGGCTAAGAATCTAGCTAGCCTCCGACTTTATTCTGAATTTATCAAGCAGTCTTCTTAGGACGACCGGCTTTCTTAGCAACAGTTTCTGGCTTTGCCTTCGATGCTGGCTTTGCCTTTTCAGCCTTTGGTTTCGCAGTGCGTACCTTCTTTGCTGGCGCTGTAATTTCAACCGGTGCTGCAACTTCAGCCGATGCCTTGATTTCTGCAACTGCTGCAACAGTTTCTACCTTGGCTTCTGCTGCTTTAGCTTCAGCGACTGTTTCAGGAAGAGCTTCTTCCTTCTTTGCTAATAATTTATACCCGGCGTAGACAACTATTGCTACAAGAATAACTCCGACTAGAGCTTCCATAAATTTTCTCCTTTATTTAGGTGAAAATATTTAGTGATAAATATGGTAGGCCAAAAAAATTCTTTATTATTGCATTGAATAAATATCATAAAGAGATGAAAAACAACATGATCACTATAACAGAATCTGCCAGGACGCATATAAGAGACACCTTAAAAAAGATGGATAAACCCTATCTAGTGTTTGGATTAAAAGGCGGAGGTTGCGCAGGATTTGAGTATTTCTGGGAACCTGCTGATGACGATCTTTATTCCAAAAAGGGGTCTCCTGATATCGATGAGATGATTTCTTTAGGTGAAGGGAAGACACTCATAGTAGACGGTGTCAGCCAGATGTACATTTTAGGCAGCGTTATAGATTACAAAAACGATTTTATTAGTAGCCAGTTGGTTGTGAACAATCCGATGGCTAAAAGCAGCTGTGGTTGCGGTACTAGCATTGCTGTATAAGGTGGAGACAAGATGGTAAGACAGATAATCAATATTGGGGTCGAAGGCAATGATGCTACCGGCGATGCTATAAGAGATGCGTTCAACAAAACAAATGAAAATTTCAATGAGCTCTATTCTACCCTCGGTCAGGGAGATGGTATATCTTTCACTTCATTAAACGAATACGACAAGGCTAGGGACGGACATCTAGTATCTGATTCTATGTTCATCGTCAATGATGCGGGCACCACTATACTATCAAAGGTCCTAACAGCAGGTACTGGTATACAGATAGATAATACCGATCCTAACAAGATAACACTGATATCTACTGGTTCTAGTTTAGTATCTGACATACACCCAAAGCTTGGAAATAATCTAGATGGTAACGGATATGCTATATCTGACATAGACTCACCCGGTGGTACTAATGCTACTGCCTTCCTAGTTGCCAATCCTGCTGTGAACGTTAGATCATTGGCTGTAAACAAAGGTTACGCCGATGATACCTACGTGAACATGAGCGGTGACGTTATGAACGGACCACTAAGCGTTCCTGCAGGCGCCAGTGGTACACAGGTACCCCAAAAACAAGAAGTGATAGGTAAATCAGGAGATACCATGATTGGTTCTCTCATACTGGCATCTGATCCAACAGATACTAGTTTACCTTCGACTGCTGCTACTAAAAATTATGTTGATATAAACACTAACTACAGCAAGGTAAATCTATTCGTTAGTGCAACTAGCGGAAACGATTTCAATTACAATATACCAGAATACAAGAAAGGTAGGGCGCCTGCCTATGCCTACATGACCATAGGAGCAGCTTTACAGGCTGCTGCTAGGATCATAACAGCATCAACACAAGAGCTCGGAATATACCAGAAGCCGGTCTACTACGGAGGAGGAGCTTCTCTATCATCTGTCGTGTCAACAGTTCCAGCTAACTATTATGCTAATCTAACAAGCGGTAGTGGTTCGGGCACTACTATAACCGTATCAAGCACAATCGGGTTAGTTACCGGCATGGTTGTGTATGTAGCATCAGGCACCGGAGCGTTTGCTGCAAATACTGTAGTAACTGCTATAAACCTGGACGGTGTTACATTTGTTGTAAGCCAAGCTCCTACTACTGCTCTTTCTGGCGCTACGATATATGGTGTAAACAGTGGAACACAGTTTACCTTGACTATCACTAACGGTGGTGCCGGAACTGACATGAGGAAAGTTAGCGGTTCAGGTGCGACTGCTAACTTTGATGTACGTGCAGGACTGCTATTATTAGGTACTACTAGCGGTGCATTAGCTGTTATAGATTATATAGGCACTATAAATTCCGTATCTAATACTGAAACCTATCAGGTATCTTACCTATCTACGACCAATTTCCAAGCAGGTGAGACACTGCAATATGGTCAACCTGTGCCTACTGCACAGGTTACTGTGAGGATAGAGAGCGGCGAGTACTACGAAAGTTACCCATTACGTGTGCCAAATAATGTGACATTGTCAGGCGATGATACTAGGCGTGTAATCGTTAGGCCGAGATTAGGGAGGAGCGCAAGCTTATGGGGCAATACTTTCTTCAGGAGAGATTATCTAATAGATGGACTCACTAAAAGCAGCAACTATGGCAAGGCAAATCTAGCTGCAAACAGCAGCAGCCTATTCGGATATCATTATCTAACAGATCCTACCAAGAGCATGTATAGCAAGACTGTTTCCAATCTAGGTTCTTTCTACAATGCACAAAGGGTACTAAACTCAAATAGATCGTTTATTATCGCTGAGATAATGGCTTATATCGCTTCAGTGTATCCCGTAACGGTGACTGCATCAGCATCAGCAACTGGTTATCTAACTACTAGCAGTACCACATATCTAAATGCTAACATGCCTATCGTTTTCACTGGAACTACTTTTGGAAACATAGTCGCTGGTACCACCTATTACGTGAAGACCATCGTAGATTCTACGCACTTCACTGTGTCGACTACGTCAGGAGGAGCTGCTTTTGCTTTAGCTAATGCTACAGGATCAATGGTAGGTTCTTATCCATATAATACCACAACATTTGCATCGGATGTGGGGTTGATAATAGATTACATAGGTTATGATCTATTATATGGTAGCTACTACAAGACACTGCATCCTGCTTCTAAGTATTTTTTCACTACCTCTGGTAATACGCTGCTGGCTAACGAAGGTCATCTAGCACAGACAGTAGCTACTATCACTAGGATAGGATCTCTCGTGTCTTCTGTGCTGAATGGATCAGCACCTGCACAGCTATATCAGAGCGCAGTGCAACAGCTATTTTTTAACGGTACGCTATCATCAGTAGCCTACAATTCAACAAACAGTATAGGTTTCTCGACTACTATTTCGGCGCTGCCTGCAGGAACTAGTATCACAATAAGTGGATCAAGCATAACAGGTAGCATGACTATAGGCGGAGTAGCTATCGCTGCGAACCAAACATACTATATCGGTTATCCGATTACTGCAACTACCGCTACGCTCTATTCTAGCTATTCTAACGCTATAAATTCTGTGAGCCCACTAGCTATAGGCAGCACTTCCGGAACCATTTCAGCGGTCACTTATGGGTCGCCAACTACTATAAGTTTCTCATCGACGGGATTGGCCCTACCTGCAGGAACATCTGTCACTATAGGTGGTACTGTCACAGGTTCGATGACTATCAATGGTATCACTATCGCTAGTGGCCAAACTTATTATCTAGGCTCAACGACTTCAACTTCAGCTTCTTTATATGCCAGCTATGCTAATGCAGTAGCTGGCAATAGTCCATTAAACATCAGCACAGGATCGGTGACTGGTGCTACCTTCACTTATAATGTATTGAATGGTACCACTACGGGTGCTGCATTCACTTACACGATAACCACTCCAGAATATGCATCTATCACTGCTTCGCAGAATCTATTCCAACTCATCAATGATGTGATAAATCAAGATTCATCATTCAATCCTCCAAAAAATAACGAAGACATGGATGTGTTCATGCTGAATGATGCTAATAGGATAGTTCAGCTGAGTGCCCAAGGACACGGTGGATTCATGATCGTCCTAGATCCTATTGGACAGATACTCACTAAGTCACCTTACATACAGCAAGCTTCTTCCTTTTCTAGGAGCATAAATGCACAGGTATTCTCAGGAGGGATGTATATCGATGCGTTCACTGGCAACCTGCAGGCAACTATAGCCACAAGGACTGACCAATATACGATCAACGTGAGCGGATTGAACGTTCGGGCACCACAGATTCCTTTCTCGTTTATCGCTAGCGGCATTAGATTTGAGGTCGATTTTGTCAGCAACTATGTCGCATGGAATGGCAGCACAGGTGGCACTGCTACGCTAAACTTAAACCTAAACACTCCAGATTCACAGTCATATACTGGATCAGGTTCTAACGTACTAACTCCATCAACAGCTATAGAACTACAGACAGCAGGCAATAGATCATGCTTGGCTAGCGATTTCACACAGATAAATGATATGGGCTATGGTGTCGTTGGTACTAATGGTGCTGTGATCGAAGCTGTTAGCTTGTTTGCCTATTATGCTTACAGGGCATATTATGCCATAAATGGCGCACAGATACGCAGCTTAAATAGCTCGTGTGCCTATGGTGTTTATGCACTAAGTTCCGAAGGTTCGAGCCCGATAGAAGTTCCTAACACAGTAACACTAACATATCCGCTCTTCCAGGTAGTAAACGCATTTACTAATGGCACTTATACAAACGCAGCAGGTAGCTTCACTCTATATGTGAATAATGTGAACAGACCTATATTCAATGTTAGCAACATACAGATAGTACATGCTAACACTCCTACTGGAACTTCTACTGTAACCAACTACACTGTGAACAGTGCCACAAAGACAGCAACCGCTGGCGGTACTGCTATAACCAGCATACACGTTTCGGGAACCTCAGGATCAAATGTCTTGAGTGTAGCGACTACTACTGGATTGATGATAGGTATGAGCGTATCCGGTACACCGACTACTGCTGCTGTTATCACTAGCATAAACTCTGTCGCGTCTACTATAACACTGAGCTCAACACTGACCGCAAACTACGCCGGCAATCCTACTTTCCAGCAGTATGTCTATGCACTAAATCTAAGCACTACCGGACTATTACCCGGAAGTAACGGAAACGGCCTGCTTGCGACAGTTCCAAATACAACTAGCATAATAGTACAGAGCTTAGAAAATTTTGAATTCACTGGAGTGAGCGTAGTCACTACTACTAGACCGACTAGCGCACTGCAATTCTCAGGAGACAGCAACGTCTATAGCGTTATAGGACGCAATAATGGAACAGGTTTAAACGGAATCGTTTCTGGAGATTCGATACTAACAACTTCTGCTCCCTACAGCTACGTTACTATAACAGTCGATCCTACCGCAGGTAGCGCGACGGGCACGGGACAATCAGGCGACACTACCATAAGGATAGTGGGCGGCAGCTCATCATTGGTTGGATTACAGTTTGCCTGGGGTACATCGCTGCACACTGTATCCACATATGCTGCACCATCAGGCGGAAACCCATGGAGCACCATAACAGTAACACCTGCGCTAACTGCTACTCTCTACAACGTAAGCTATAACAATGTCGCTCCTACTCTATATGCCGGATTCCAAGCAGGTGCTAGCGCACAGATAAACTATCAGATATCAGTGCTAAGAGCTACCAACACAGATCTCGTAAACATCGGTACTGGCAGTTATGCCGATTCTAACATACCTAATGACATATATGGACCACCCGTAAACGCACCTACTTCTGCTAACCAAGTGAGAGAAATAGGTAAGGGTCGTGTATACTATACCATAACTGACCAAGATGGTAACTTCAGTGTTGGCAAGTATTTTTCCGTACAGCAGGGAACTGGAATAGTAACTTTAAGTTCTTCAATATCTCTTTCTAATATATCAGGTTTGGGTTTCAGCAAGGGTGTTGCGGTAAACGAATTCAGCACTGATCCACAGATGCTAGAAAACAGTTCACAGGCAGTTCCTGTGCAGACAGCTGTTATAGGATACATCAACAATAGATTAGGGATAGATCCAAGCAGCAGCACATCAACAGTTACAGCTATAGGTCCAGGATTCATGCCAAGGAACGGGTCGTTGGCTGCGACTGCTGCGATGAACATGGGCAGTTTCAAGATCAACAATCTAGCAGATCCAACTATCTCTTCCGATGCTGCTACCAAGAACTATGTAGACAACGATATTCGACGTGTGAACGCTTATGGATATGCACGCACTATGGATATGTTCACGATGAGCAGCACTACTAGCATAGCTATAATGAATATAGCCAGGGCTTCTGGTGTGGCTACTGTGACCACAGAAAAACCACATGCGTTAGCGTTGAATGCGTTAGTGACTATATCAGGCATATCAACTACAGGATTCAACACAGGAACTACCAACGCTACTGCTACTACTGCTACTGCAAATACTATAACAGTTTCTACTACCGTAGGTACTGCCGTAGGCAATGCCGTGGTATTCTCAGGAACCACATTTGGTGGTATAACAGCGGGTGTGACATACTATGTTACAGCAGTGAGCGGCACGACTGGTGGTACTATCACTGTAAGCCTCACATCAGGGGGAGCTAATGTAACCCTAACCACTGCGACAGGGATCATGGGCATGGTTACTAGTGTAGCAGTCACTCCGGTCACTGCTAACACGTTCACTTATGCTAATGCAGGTTCAGACATAGCTGCAGGAGCAGGAACTTCACAGATAGGCACTGCGGTCATACCAAGCTCGATAGGCATGAATGGTAATCCTATTACAGGATTACCTACTCCAACCACTTCAACAGATGCTGCTACTAAGAGCTACGTAGATGCACACACTAGCCTGTCTACACTCAACGACGTAAATTCGGGCACGACTGCTACCAACAACATACTAGGTTATCTAGGATCCAAATGGGTGAGTGCTAGCCAGACTGGTGATGTTACTAGTGCATTCACAGTTAGTTATACTGGTTCAGCTACCGCATTTGCCGCAACCAGCTCGATAGGTCCTAGCAGGATAACAAACAGCATGGTTAGCCCATCTGCTGCTATATCTCAGTCAAAGCTTTCCATAAACGACGCCACTACGGGCATATATTTCACGGGTACTATATCTGGTACTACCCTAACAGTGGCTACAGGTACTGCTGGTAGCCTGACTACTCCGGCACCTGTCGGAACTATCACTGTGGGACAGGTTATAACAGGATCAGGTGTTGCTCCAGGTACTGTGGTAACCTCGCTAGGATCAGGAACCGGTGGTGCTGGTACATACACCATAAGCATATCTCAAACAGTCAGTTCCGCAACTATAATGTATTCTTTTGGTACTGCTGTATACTTCACCGGTGCTATATCTGGGACTACGCTAACTGTTGCAGCATCACCGGCACCAGTAGGTACTATAGCTGTCGGACAGACGCTGCTAGGTACTGGTATTACTGCAGGCACTATCATCACAGCGTTAGGTTCAGGTTCTGGCGCTGCTGGTACCTATACAGTGAGTGCTAGCCAGACCGTCGCATCAACTGTTATGACTGCCAATGCTGCTCCAGGAAGCACACCTAGCAAAGGACTCAGCATATATGATCCAACAAACTTCACAGTCACCAGTGGGTTAGTACAGATAGCTGCGGGCGGCATACAGTTCAGCAATCTGCAAAATCTCGGTACTGGGCTAGTGCTAGGCAATAACGGATCAGTCTCAGCAGCTCCGTCGGGTGTAGCTTTTGGTAGCACCAATACAGCAAGCACCATAGTGTCGAGAGATAGCAGTGGTAACTTTAGCGCAGGAACCATAACAGCTACGCTGAATGGCACAGCAACCGGAATCGCAGGTACGGTGGCCAACAATCAAGTTTATGCTGGAGCAGCGAGTGGTACTCCTACCACAGCAGCGTTCCGTGCATTAGTAGCTGCTGACATTCCTGCTGTAAACAATCTAGTCGGTGGAAACAACACTACACAGTTAGGTAGCATCCCATATCAGAGCAATGCCAACACGACTACACTTTTATCGCCAAACACTACTACTACTAAGAAATTCTTAGTACAGACGGGGGATGGAACCAATGGTGCTGCGCCAATCTGGGGCACTATCTCAGCTAGTGATATCCCAACACTCAGTTCACTGAGCATCAGCAGCGGAACTACTAATCCAGGTTTGAGTTTCACTACTAATTTTGCTGCTAATCCTAGCACGGTAGATAGTGCCGAACTACTAACTTGGACTAACACAACAAATAACACTACTTGGTCATACGGAGTCAGCGATAATAGGGTTTTTGCTATAGGATTCAATACCAATAATCACGTGATGCTGCGTGCTAACCATATTGACATAAACGGTGGTGATTTAAATACACAAAACATATTACCATTAGCTAATGCTACTTATAACCTAGGCAGTAATAGCTTATCATGGGGAACTGTCTATGGTACTGCTACATCAGCAGACTACGCTGACTTGGCAGAGATGTATGCAGGTGATAAGGATTATGAGCCAGGAACAGTGGTAATGATCGGTGGCGAGTTTGAAGTCACTATAGCTAAGGGACTAAGGACAACCAAAGTAGCAGGGGTAGTTTCGACCAATCCAGCACACTTGATGAACAGCAAGTTAGTCGCAGAGCATCCAGTAGTAGTGGCGCTGACAGGCCGCGTTCCTTGCAAAGTCATCGGTAAGATCTCAAAGGGCGACATCCTAACAGTTGGTCTGTTTGCTGGTGTAGCTAGTGCAGATGAAAATCCAGTGTTGGGCAGCATAATCGGTAAGGCACTAGAAGATTACGATTCAGATAAGATCGGAGTCATTGAGGTACTGGTAGGTAAGCACTAATCCGATAAATATCAAAAGGAACAAAAATGGCTCTACAGACTATCAACCTAGGTAACTATCCAAATGACGGCACAGGCGATGATCTGCGCACAGCCTTTACCAAGGTAAATGATAATTTCCAGCAGATAGATCTGCTCCAGGCTCAGGACAATACCGGCACTAACGTAGGTACCGGTCTAGGTGTCTTCCAGGGAAAGACTGGTGTAAATCTAGACTTTAGGACCTTGAGCGCAGGATCTGGGATAAACATCACTGTCTCCGGAACCAACAACGAGCTAGTAATAGCTAATAGCGCAGGCAGCATCGGCGTAGTAACTGGATCTACCGGATCATTTACAGCATCATCAGGATCTGTATTAAACATAGTAGGTGGGACTAACGCCAGCACTTCTGTTTCTGGAAACACAGTCACCATAAACAATACCTTCACTGTACAGGCAGATTTATCACCACAGCTAGGTGGAAACCTAAATACTGGAACACATAACATATCAGGTTCTGGTACGATAACGGCTGGTAGTTTCGTAGGTCCGGTAACTGGAGATGTCACTGGTAATCTAAGTGGTAATGTTACTGGCAACCTGACTGGAAACGTAACTGGTCTAGTGTACGGTATTGATATTAGATCCTTGAGCTTGGCTTCTCAATCATTTGACATGGGCGGCCTGATACCCGTTGTCACAGATTTCATATCTTATCTAAAATTAGGTACCAATATAGACATGGGTACATTCCAATCTCCGGTTCAGATTATAGTAGACAACGGTTCTATATGATGCTTGGGACACGATAAATATATCATAAGGATAAATTTATCATGGCGAAACCATCCTGGACAATAAAATCTAACACTAGTCTCGGCACTTTTCCCGAGAGGACGGTTTTAGCTCCTATAAAATTCACAGATCCTAACGATCCACTAGTTTTAGATTCAGACAATATAGCTACCATCGAGGCAGCGCAGTTTAAATCTAACACACAGGTATATGCTAATGTTGACTATGTTTTCATAAAAAGCAACGGATTAGCGCAAACAGCATGGATAGGTGCACCGACAGGATACAACACATATTCACCCCAAGCACAGTCTTACGTTTTCCAGTTTCCTAGGATCAAATTGCTTGCTACGTCTAATACACCAACTGCTGCGTTAGGACAGATAGGGGTAGCGATTGATGGTGTGCCATTCATCTCTCCTAATTCGGGAAAGATCCACAGCTTTAATGGCACTGTCTACACAGAAAATTCCGTAATATATCCCGTTCAGGACTATTTCACTGACGGTTCGGGCATCGTCGGTTCAGATCGCAAATTCTACTACCAAGCCGATCCTGCATTAGTCTATACCAAGAACCCAAGCGCACACAGCCCTATAATAGGATATGCGTTTGACGGGTTACCTATCTATGGACCATATGGTTATTCACAGTTCGATGATATGAACAGCAGCATCAAGATAATGACCAGCAGCTATGTGTTGAAGACCGCACAGCGAGCTAATGGCACAGATCCAGATGGAACATTCATAGAAGATTTCGAATATGTGTCAGGATACGGAGATCTCGACCAATACAACAGCCGTTTCTGCAAAACTCCAGAATATCCTCAGGGTGTGCAGGCCTATTTCGTCACAGTTGATCCTGCTGACACTAGCAGACCTGTATATCCGTACATCATTGGTCCACAATATTTTGGAATTCCTATCTTGCCTAACGGTGGGTTTGCATTTCCTGGAACCATAAACATATCTGTTATTTCGGGAGAGTTACCCGGTGGTCTGAGGATCTCCGGCGATTCTATAATCGGAACACCCTACGATGTTTTTGATATTACTGACTTTAGATTCGTGCTGAGGGCACAGAATCTAGATGGAATAACTGATCGTACTTTTACCATAACAGTAACTGGTCCAACACTTCCAGAATGGGAAACTCCTGCAGGAGATCTGCCTGTAGGAGTCAACGGATCATATTGGATATTAGATAACAGTCCGATAGACTTCCAACTGTCAGCTGTTTACCAATCACTACCGTTGGGTCACTCTTTTAGTTTCTATATACCACCCAACGGAGGGGAACTACCACCAGGCATAACGCTATCTGAATCTGGACTGCTGAGTGGGTTTACCCAGCCAGTCCTGGCTGTCACTGCTGGAGATACTACCAATGGAACGTTTGATACTACTCTGTACGACAAATACAACTACGATTACGGAGTCGCACCATACGACGGTTATGACAGTTTCTTCTATGACAATCAGACCTACGATTACAGCGATGCTATACGTGCTCCTAAAAAGCTGAACCAATACTACTCTTTCATCGTGAGGGCAAGCGACGGTAGGAATTACGTAGATAGGACGTTCAGGATATTCGTTGTTAGCGATGATCATCTCCGCGCAGATGATACTATAATGAAAGCAGGCACTGGGATATTCACGGCTGACGATACATTCCTGCGTAAGCCTGTGTGGATAACTCCACAGTATCTAGGATCGAGGCGTGCTAACAATTACATTACTATTCCTTTGAGGGTATATGTATCATCAACACTGCAAGGCACTATAGGTTTCGTGCAGGCACCAAACAATAATGAAGCTATAGCTAACGGAGTATCTTGGTCGACTGGAAACCACACTACGCTAACAAATGCCTCAGGTACAGGTACAACAATAACAGTAACTAGTACTGCCAACTTATCTGTGGGTATGAGTGTGTATGTTATCAAGGGCAATGGATCTTTCGTCAGCGGAACTACTATTACCAATATCGACCTAAATGGTACCACATTTACGATATCGACAGGTGTAGCATCAGCTATTAGCAATGCTACCATATATGCAGTCAACACAACCGCGTCTCTAACTGTCGATCCAACAAAAGTAACAGGAACCATAGAGGTAGGATATCATGTAGACGCAGTAGGAATACCTATAGAAGCCGTAGTGATCGGTTGGTCGCCTAGCACTAAGACCTTGCTTATTAGCTGGAACAGTCCAACGGATCTAGGAAACACCAAAGGAGTCGTGCTGAGGATGGGTACTATCAGCACGCTACCTCCTGACATGGAGCTAGATCAACTAAGTGGTTCTATATATGGGGACGTTCCTTATCAGACAGCTGTCACTAAAAATTATAAATTCACTATTATAGCTGTTAGATATGATCCCCAGACTGGGGATACTATCAGTAGCTATCGCACGTTCAATGTAGATATACTCGGAGAAGTTGATAGCAACATAAGATTCGTCACTGGCGGCGATCTCGGAACTATCGCTGCTAATTTCAACAGCACTCTCTCTGTATCAGCAACTACTACGATAAGCAATGCTGTGCTAGCATACGAATTAGCAGGTGGTGCATTACCTCCCGGGCTAACGCTAGGTAGAGATGGAACTATACAAGGCAAAGTAACACAGTTCGCTACAGAGTCGAGTCCGGGGTTGACTACCTTCGATAACAATACCATGATATTAGATGGTTTGACAACGACTGTAGATCGCAGCTATAAATTCATAATACTAGCGACCGACCAGTTTAACGAATCTAGCGCAACTAAGATATTCACGCTAAAGGTCGTTACTCCTAACGATCGCTTGTACAGCAACATATATGTCAAACCTTTTCTCAGTGCAGACATGAGGTCTAAATTGGCTAATCTGTTTATCGATACCTCTATATTTGAACCTTCGAAGCTGTATAGACCAAGCGATCCAGAATTTGGCGTTCAGGCTGATCTAAAGATACTGCTCTATCCTGGAATCGAAACCAAATCAGCTGCTGGCTACGTTTCGGCGTTTGGACGCAGTTCTAGGAAAAGATTACGTGTAGGAAATCTGAAAAAAGGAATAGCTACTGACATAACCACCAATACTACGGTATATGAAGCTGTGTATCTAGAAATAATAGATAATCTAGAAACAGATGAGGGTACTATCCTAGAGATCAAAACCAATCTACTAAACCATCCAATTACTGTAAATCAATCTAGGAGAGATGTAGCCGATGGCGACCTAACCGGTAACAGGACAGCAGCTATGTCTCTCGATCGTCTTCCTATAGTGCAGCTACAAGATAAGGTTATGAGCGTAGATTTCACTGGACAGCTAGTGAGCGATATAAACAAGAGTTCAGTGTTTGCTAATAGCTTTACTAATATAAGGAATAATGTAGCATCAGTCGGTGATACTGAGAGGAATTTCATGCCACTGTGGATGCGTACTCCGCAATCATACAGTGGAGTGGCACAGGGATTTACCAAGGCGATGGTACTCTGCTATTGCTTGCCTGGAGCAGCAGACAACATAATATTGAACATAGAAAATTCTGGATTTGATTTTAAATTGATAGATCTAACCATCGACAGGGCCATAGTTGACAGTGTCACTGGTGAGGTGGGAGCTAAATATATCATGTTTCCAGCGAGAGAGGTTATAAATGACTAGTCAGATAAATTACAGCGGTATAGATGCTACATATCCAGTAGCTGGTGTTGATAACGATAGCCAGGGTTTCAGAGATATTTTCCTCTATATAAAGAATGGATTAGAAACCGCAGCTGGTGAGATATCTGCTCTGCAATCAACTGCTGCTACTACGAATGCTACTTCGACTAATTTCAATAACAACACAATAACCAGTGTCAATCTATTAAATTACACCGAAGGACTTTATTCTGGAGGCATAGTAATATCCGCTACTAATCTAGATTACACACAGGGCGCACTACAGACATTCTCGCTAGGCTCACCTGCTAGTAGTGTACAGTTTACCTTGTTACCTAACAACTCTACCGCTGGAACTGGTTTTCCTGCTGCTAACGAAGCTACTATGAGGATATTAGTAAACAATAACGATTCAACACCTAGGACTTTTAATTTCGTAGTCGGTAATGGTGGGTCACTTCTAAAGGACGCAGCAGTTACTCGAGTTAGCACAACAGGAACTGTTGGTTCTATCTCCGGAACAGGACCTTGGACTGCTACTATCACAAACATGATTGACACTTCAAAGCTCACTGTAGGATCAACTATAACAGCAATCAGCCAGACGGGCGCATTGTACAACGGAACACCGAGTTCATGTGTGGTGGCTAGCATAATCAATTCAACCAGCATCACCTATACTGTAACAGGCGGATCTGTTCCGGTAGCAGGTGCTGTTGCTAACATCTCTACTCCTACACCGGTATTCCAAGTTTCTAGCTCTAGCTCATATACAGGTTTTGAATTTACTACATATAACGGCGGTAGCGTTGTATTCATGCGTAATTTTGGAACCTTCTCATAATGCATCCTTTTACTCCAGACTTGTCTGCTATATCTGATAAAGAACTGGACGAAAAGGTGCAGGAACTCACCAAAAAATACTTCCAAGCTATGCGTTTTTCTCCTAGCATTACAGGTCAGATTGTGTTATTATTAGACAGTTATAAGGCCGAGATGCAAGAAAGGTCTCTGGCAAAAGCCAAGAGAGCTGCTGAGAATGGAGAAAATGATCTAGATGAGCTCATCAACGTCGATTAGTGCGGCACCACATGAATGGCCGACTACACTTACCTGTCTGATATATGTTGACAAATTACTATTATTGAATGACTTCAATATAACTGTTGGTTTCAACCCAGTTGTTGAAAATCCTATACTAAATGACATTGCTATAGAAAAGATAGAGATGTTCTTCAAGACACTGATGAACGGCGCAGTGATACTAGATCAAAAAGACTACAGCAGTGAGCTGTCTAACTTAGTTACTAATAATTTTATCATGGTTCCGGGAAAAGCAAACGATCAGACTATGGGCTGTTTGATGCTGTCTAAACTGATAGCCATAGTAGGAGATGATCTAGAAATATCACACATAGTCATATCTAGCGAACTAGGAAATAACATACGATTCACGTTCGACTCCGACAGTCCTGAACTATCTATACTGTTGCCGACCAAAGAAGAATGGTGGGGCGATAAGGACACAAAACTCTTGCCTTGGTGGTTACGCAAAGACGCAGCCACATATGACCTAATAAAAGATGATGGTATATACGAAGGAGACTTTACTTGGGAAGAAATGTTTAAAGAAGAGCTAGCAGAAGCGGAACAATTAAAAAAAGCGACCAAAAAGTTCCAGATAATAACAGGTGGCAAGGATGCAGATTGACGACCTAGGTCGTATAACTTTTACTGGATCAAATCTTATAAGAGAGATCTATAAAGGCAATATTGATAAGATTGCTAACGCTCGAGTATCATTCGATGACCAAGATTATTTGAGATATCTAGAATTCTTAGAGAACAATTCTCTTTCTGATTGGCCACTTCCTGTTCCACAAAGCGAAAATAATCCAACTAAAGAAGATTTCGATCGATCAAATCAATCCAATTGGTTCATGCCTGATGAATATAAAAACATGGACATAGACCTGTTCCTGATAAATGCGGCAAATACCGACGAGGAGATGATGAGGGTAACACAGGAACTGATGCTGTTCCGAGAGAGGAATATGATAGATGTGTTGCGTTTCTTGAAATATTTGGTTGACATCATGCGAGAAAACAATATATTATGGGGCGTAGGTAGAGGATCAAGTGTAGCCAGCTACTGTCTTTATCTTTTAGGCATACACAAAATAGACTCACTTAAATATGATTTAGATATTAGTGAATTTTTAAGATAGGAGAACAAGATGAAGAAAACATATAAAACCATGCAGGGTAGGATAGTCGATCTAGAGAATCTGGCTACCAAAAATGAACTAACTCCAGCTATAGGAAATGTGCGTGTAAATGCTCGTGGAGACGAGCTAGGTCCGGGCGGAAAGATCGTGCGCAAGCGTGAAGATATATTAGCTGAGTATTATAGGAACAACCCAAATGCTGTCCCTGATGAAGTGATAAAGAGGCGACCAAATGTAGTGGTACCAGAAACAGTCGCAACAAACGATAAAACTATCGACGAGCTAGTTTCAGAAAACTTCGATGATGCAGTAGTTCCTGCTGATATCACTAAGCGTAAACGCACAGGAGAATAATTCATGCACAAGGCGATCAAATCTATAACTCCCATCAAAAAAGGAATTATAGTCAGTGATATGTACTTCGGTGAACAGAAAACTGCTAGCGGTGTGATCATCCCAGACGACGACGGAAAGTCCATCGGTGTAAAACCTAGATGGGGTAAAGTCTATGCCATAGGTAGAGACCAAGAAGACGTTTCAGTCGGAGATTGGGTATTGATAGAACACGGTCGTTGGACACGTGGTTTTGAGCTAGAAAAAGAGGATGGCTCAACAATTATGTTGCGAAGGATAGATGCTGATGCTATTATGATGATAAGTGATGAGAAGCCAAAGGATGCCTACTTTGCAAAAGATTGACCTAAACAGATATAGTGATTTCGTTAAAGCAGTGACTAGCGATGAAAGCAATCGGTTAGATGTAATGGTTGCTAGATTAGGCGATCTGTTCACAGAGAGCAATCGACAAAACCTAGAAGTGAACCCTAGCTTGCTCATAACAGCAAGTATCGGTCTGAGCAGCGAAGTTGGTGAGTTTAACGAGATAATCAAGAAAATGATTTTCCAAGGTAAACCGTTGAATGAAGATAATGTGTTCCATATGAAACGAGAACTAGGTGATGTTATGTGGTATTGGATCAATGCTTGTCGTGCTTTAAACCTCGATCCTAACGAGGTGATTGAAGAGAACGTGCGCAAGTTAGAAGCACGTTATCCTGGCGGAAAGTTTGATGCATATTATAGCGAAAACCGCAAAGAGGGCGATCTATGAAGCACCCCGATCCCTTAAAACACAAGATCATCAGCTTTGTCAAGAGTGCATTCCGTATCGCAGCTGGTGGTATGTTGGTATTCGGTTGGGTCGCGACGGCAGGTATCTATCTTGTGGTCGCAGAACTATTGGGGATATTGGAGGAATTAGTATGAAGTTTACTAATGCCAGTGCCGGAATAGGTACGATGGGGCTAACTGGTGTCAGCCTGATGATCTTGCACATCACAGGACAACTAACGGGTTGGGCTTGGCCTATCTTGTATATATTTTTAATACTAAGTGCTATAGGACAGGAGAATCGCAAATGAGCGGATCGTATGCAGTATCAACAGGAGCAGAAGCAGGTGATACATATTACAATAAAGAGAAGAAGTTAGGATGGTTTACACGTTGGTTTGACCGCAAGTGTAAAGAGTCTTGGGAACGTTCTCAGTTTTCAAATCAACCTATGCCACCTAGAATTATTGCCGCTGTTGAAGAACCTGGGTTCAACGTTGAAGGATTGAGCATCCGACTCTACGGTGCGACTGGTGGGCATATAGTAGAATTCCGCAGATATGATAGACATAAAGATAGGCACGATAATAGAATGTATGTGATTTCAACTGAGAAGGATTTTACAGAATCGTTTACTAGGATAGTAAGCATGGAGATGATGCGTTGAAATTTATCAAGCTCACAAATACCGTAGGAGACTATGTTGGTAATCCAATCTATATAAATGTCGATTGGATAGTCACCATCTATGAAATGCCTAGGGGAGACGGTGGCAGTTTAGTCACCGTGGTATGGGGCGGTCCAAAGGGAGAAGCATGGAATGTTGCTGAGAGTCCTCGGGAAATTATGAAACTGATAGGTGATGAATGAAAGAGCTGTGGGTTGAGAAATACCGCCCTAAGACTATAGATGGCTATGTGTTCAGAGACGACACACAACGCCAACAGGTAGAATCATGGATCAAGAGCAGATCTATACCGCATCTGCTGTTTAGTGGCTCGGCAGGCATTGGTAAGACCACACTAGCTAAGATGCTGTTGAACGAGATGGATATCAATCCGTACGATATCTTGGAAATAAATGCTAGCCGAGAGAACAATGTAGACACTGTAAGAGACAAGATCGTCAGCTTCTCACGCATGATCCCATTCGGTGACTTCAAAGTCGTGATGTTAGATGAAGCAGATTATCTCAGTCCCAATGCGCAGGCAGCACTGCGCGGTGTGATGGAAGAATATCATCACACGGTTAGATTCATAATGACCTGTAACTATCCAAACAGGATCATCCCTGCCCTACACAGCAGGTGCCAGGGCTTCCATATTGAAACTGTAGATAAGGATGAGTTTACTGCTAGGGTAGCTACTATCTTAGTAAATGAAGAGATTGAGGTAGACCTCGATACGTTAGACACCTATGTCAAGGCCACGTATCCAGATTTGAGGAAATGCATCAATATGGTGCAGATGAATTCTGGGACGGGTAAGCTCACTGCGCCGGATAAAAACGACAAAAATGAAGCAGACTGGCGCCTTGACATGGTGCAGCTTTTTAAAGACGGAAAGATCAACGAAGCCCGTAAGATGGTTTGCAAAACTGCTAGGGCCGAAGAGATGGAGGACATCTATCGTTGGTTATATGATAACCTAGAACTAATCAGCGAGGATGAGTCTATACAGGATAAAGCTATCTTGATAATAAAGCAAGGTTTAGTCGACCACAGTTTCGTGGCCGACCCTGAGATAAACCTTGCTGCTACACTGATCCGTATAGCTGCACTAACCTAACAGCTCAATCGCCGTATATCTCTAATATCTCCTTGACCGCAGGATGTCTTTCAATGTCCTTCTGTCCAAAGTTGACTATGTCAACATGTTTGAGATCTTTGTGTGAAGTGAGCAGGCGGATGAATTCGATCAGCCCGTTATCCTCTAATCGGTCAGCTTGTTTTAGATCACCAGTGATTACCATGCGACTGTTCTCACCTATGCGAGTCAGCAGCATCTTCATCTGATTAGGTGTGGCATTCTGCATCTCATCGGCTAATATAAAAGCATTCTTAAACGTTCTCCCCCTCATGTATGCAAGCGGACTGACTTCTATCACTCCTTCTAGCAGCATATTCTGTATATCTTTTGCGTAATAATATTCGCTAAACACATCAAATATCGGACGTGTCCATGGCTCCATCTTCTTTTCTAGTGTTCCTGGGAGGAATCCATGTTGTTCGTCAACACTGACTGCTGGTCTAGTAACTATGATCTTGTCTATCTCTCCTTCTTTCAACAGTTTAATAGCCATCTGTGTAGCCAATAGGGTCTTACCAGTACCCGCAGGTCCTACAGCAAATAGCATTGTCTTGTTTGGATCTTGTAGCTTTAGGAAGTAATTCTCTTGTGCTCTATTGCGTGGAATTATCTTTACTTGTGCTTTTTTTGGAGGTACGTATTGTTGGAAATCAATTACGTTATTATTAAAACGGGTAGATTGTTGCTGCTTCTTATTAGCTCGCTGTCTAGACAAATGCTTTTCTCCTTCATATTGCCGAAGAACGATCTGTCCAAAAATGAGGACCAGTCGTCCTACACAAGTATTTAAATGCTGTGTCAAGATCACAAGTGGTTATATAAAGTTTTTGAACGATAAATAATTCATACAAGCGAGACACTAATGCCCAATCATATTGACATAATAAAGAACATATCCACCATCTATGATAGCAACAACGGTCTCAGGATCCTCAAGGATTTTGAACGTGTCTTAGATGAATTAAACCTATATGTATTCAAGAACTGGGAAGATGGTGAGCTAGTTAGAGGTCCAAAAATATCGAGGCACTGGGTCGAATGCAGCTTCATGTGGCCCAAAGAAAAGATGCCGGATCCAATGGGCGGAAAGATGCTGCTAGATTACAACTGCAAAATATCATATCTCAAAGATTTCTTAGAACAGCCTCGTAAGATCAAACAGCCAAGCGACTTCCGTCCAAAGAGCAAGAAGGGTATACTCGACAAACACCCTATATGGATAGTAACCATAAAGATGCCAAAGGAACTGATGTTTGAAGTGTTCAAGGGTTCTATACGAGGTTCTCAAGACAGCGAAGTCGACCTCGAAAGCATCTACCAGGAACTAGATACCATGCCAGGCAAAGGCGGCGCTAGTGCAGCTCTAGATCAACCAGTCCAGGATATAACCAATGAACCAACTGCGTGAAGGGCTTAGTTCCGGAGACCTAACAGATCTCATCGATCCAACTTTTGAAGTAGATGCATACAAAAGCAAGATGGGCAACGACGAAGATATAGCAGTGCTCAGCTTCGAAGTCACAGGACGTCAGCCTGCCAAAGATCTAGAAAACTTTATAGAGAAAAGTTACGAAGCTGTGATAGATGCAGATTCTAGCGAAGGTGAAGTTTCTAGAAACACGTATAGAGTGTTCGTAGAACTCGAAAGAGACAGGAAAGTAGCTGAACAGATAGACGAAATATTGTATGGGCTATCTGAGCTTTCAGGCATAGATGATTGGCGATTCCGTTACTATAGAGATTATCAAAGCAAACCTCTCAGAGACCTGCGAGATGTTATACCTAAATCTCCGGACGAATACAAGGCCAAGATGGGAGACATATTTGAGAACGAGCTTAGGTTTTTCTTCCGCCAGAGCCCACTAGACTATCTGCTGATAGAAAACGGTGATCTGATATTTAAGAGATCTTTCAACAGTCCTATCAAGATGAAAATGATCGAACACGGTACGAGAACTGATATACTAAACAAACTAGCAGGCAACATACGTGTAGATGAATCTGCGACTGCTGAAACTACATGGTTGACAAAATACTTCGGTGACTATAATATTACCAAATACGGAGACCATTTCGTGTTTGAAAATGATAACACTGTGATGGTTTTTGAACTCAAGAAATAATTAGAGCAAAAAACAGTGGAATAAGTATTGTCATGAGCTATTATGATACGTTAGGTGTTGGACGGAACGCAAGTCCAGAAGAGATTAAATCAGCATTTAAGAAGATGGCTATGAAGCACCACCCCGATCGCGGAGGTGATGAAGCTAAATTCAAGGAATTAAACGAAGCATATAACACACTCAGCGACCCTGAGAAGAAGATGATGTACGATCACGGTGGCCATAACCAGCAGCATTTCCATGCACACACTGGTGGCAATTTCCATGATTTTGGCTTCAATCCTTTCGGAAATATGCCGCCAGAGTTCCAAGACATCATGGGCAATTTTGGATTCACCTTCCGCACCAATAACATGCCGCAGAGGAACAGAGATCTAAACTTAAAATGCCGTGTTAGTTTAAAAGACACATATCTAGGTAAAAACATTGACATAACCTATAGGCTCCCGAGCGGACGCGATGAAAAAGTTACCCTGCACATACCGCCAGGTGTTGAAAATGGTATGACGCTAAAGGTATCAGAGTACGGTGACGATAGCATACCTACCCTGAGGCGCGGCGATCTAACAGTCATTATAGAAGTAGAAAAAGATCCTTACTTCCATAGAGAAGATCTAAATCTAGTCACTGCTACAGAGATTGACATCTTTGAAGCTATGCTGGGCTGCAAGAAAACGATCAAGAACATAGACGGAACTAACATAGAGATCGTCATACAACCAGGAACACAGCACGGTAGGAAATACAGCTGCCATGACATAGGTTTTCCTAGTGTAAAGTTTACCAATCTCAGAGGACACATGATCGTGACGGTGAACGTGAAGACTCCTGTGATAAAAGATCCGCAGCTGATATCTATGGTAAACGATTTGGCAAACAAAGTCCGCGGGTCTAACAGATAACTGTTGATTAAACTTGGGTTCTGTTATATAATAATGTTATGCTAGAATTAAAATATGAACCACACGCACTCCTCCACCAGAGACTCACGGAATTCACATTTGACGGAGACCTAGACCCTGAACAGTTAGAGCACGACATGCTCGCTGTCATGCATGAAAACAGAGGTATAGGGCTTGCTGCCAACCAAGTCGATATACAGAGCAGAGTCTTCGTCATAGGATCTAACGGTATAGATGGATTTCCAAAACCTCAGGCGTTCTTCAATCCAATGATTACTGGTACCAGTCGAGAAACTTCTCTAGATAGAGAAGGCTGTCTCAGCTTCCCTGGACTATGGTTAAAGGTAAGCCGACCTATATGGGTTGAGATGACCTATCAAGATAGCAGAGGTTTATGGAACGATGTAAGGGTAGATGGTTATGTTGCAAAAGTAGTGCAGCACGAGATAGACCACCTAGATGGCATATGCTTTACTAATAGGGTAAGCAAGCTGAAGATAGAAATGGCCCTCAAAAAGATGAAGAAGAATTGGAGATAATGTTATGATGCTAGAACCAAGCGAAGAGCTACAGAACGTTTTCGAGAAAGCATTAGAGATAGCTGCATCATTTATGCACGAATATCTCACTATAGAACATCTAACTCTAGCTATACTCACTGATGAAAAATTTGTAGAATTCATCAAGGACTATCCCAGTGATCTAAATTATGTGCGTGCCAATCTAGATCATTTCATCAGGAACAACCTTGTATCTATCGTTGGGAGCAGCAAGAAAATTAAACCGCAGAAGACCGCTAGTGTAGAACGCTGCTTGAATCGTGCTTTCACACAAGTGCTGTTCAATGGCAGGCAGAAGATCGAAGTGAACGACCTACTGCTCAGCATACTGAGCGAGAAGAAAAGCCACGCTGTTTTCTATCTAAACAAAGCAGGCTTCACTAAAGCGCAGTTCGCTGAATATGTTGATACAGAAACTATCAGCGTAGACGAAGAGAATTTCTCCGGCAACCAGATAGACAAGATGCTGGCACAGTATACTACTAACCTAAACCAGCAGGTAGAGAAGAACAAGATCGATCCGGTGATCGGTAGAGATATTGAGATCGAAAGCATAGTGCTTGCGCTAGGACGCCGCAACAAGGCCAACGTGATCATGGTCGGTGACCCAGGCGTCGGTAAGACCGCTATCGCAGAGGGTCTCGCCTATAAGATCGTCAACGGTGACATACCGGAGTTTTTGCATGAACATACGCTTTACAATCTAGATATTGGATCACTGCTGGCTGGATCTAAGTATCGTGGTGAGTTTGAAGAGCGACTCAAAGCTGTCATCAAAGCCATCGAGAAAAAAGGCAAGGCTGTCGTGTTCATTGACGAAGCACACATGATGAACGGAGCAGGATCAAGCAGCAATAATCCCAACGATATGGCCAACATGCTAAAGCCTGCGCTCAGCAAGGGTGCTATCAAGGTCATCGCTAGCACTACGTGGGAGGAATACCGCAAGCACTTTGAGAAGGATCGTGCGCTGATGCGTCGGTTCCAGCGTGTCACAGTCGACGAACCCAGCACGGAAGTCACTATCGATATCTTAAAGGGCATACGCAAGTACTATGAGAAATTTCATGCCGCTGAAATCACAGATGAAGCGTTGGAAAACTCAGTAAAACTGTCTGTGAAATATCTCACTGACAAGAAGCTGCCCGATAAGGCCATCGATCTCATCGATCTAGCCTGCAGCCGTTTCAAGCTAGATCCTAATTCAGAGCGTGTGGTACGCAAGTCAAATATCGAGTTTGAACTGAGCAAGATGGTCAAGCTACCGGTCGAAGCTGTAGCTGAGACCGAAAGCGAAGGGTTGTCAATGTTAGAAAGCAACATGAAGTCTAAAGTGTTTGGACAAGATACCGCCATCAACGATGTGCTGGACAAGATCTTTATCGCCCGCGCAGGATTAAAGAGTCCTACTAAGCCTATCGGTAGCTTCTTGTTCGTTGGACCCACTGGCTGTGGCAAGACTGAGACAGCTAAGCAGCTGGCGGACAATCTAGCAGTAAAATTGATTCGTTTTGATATGAGTGAGTACCAAGAAAAGCACAGTGTAGCCAAGCTGATAGGTTCACCTCCGGGTTATGTGGGGTTTGATGACAATGCAGGACAGCTGATCACCAAGATACAGGAAAGCCCCAACTGTGTGCTGCTGCTGGATGAGATAGAAAAAGCACATCCAGACGTGAGCAACGTACTGTTGCAGATCATGGATAACGGACAAGTGACAGGGTCCAATGGTAAGGTAGCAGATTGCAGGAATTTGATACTGATAATGACCAGCAATCTAGGTGCTAAGGACGCAGAACGTGCGACTATCGGATTCTCGTCAGAGGATCGTTATAACGACAGCGACGATGCTATGAAATCTTTCTTTGCTCCAGAATTCCGCAACAGGCTCGATGGTATCATCAAATTCAATAAGCTAAGCAAATCAAGCATGACTATGATCGTCTACAAGTTCGTGAAAGAACTGAATGACCTAGTGAGAGAGAAAAACGTCAAGGTAGTGCTGACCTTAGATGGGATCGATCTGCTGATCAAGAGAGGATTTGATCCAAAGATGGGTGCTAGACCGCTATCACGCATCATCGATCAAGAGATCAAGAAACCAATGAGCCGTGAACTGCTGTTTGGTAAGCTGAAGAGTGGCGGAACTGTGACGGTTGACGCTAGCAACGATGATGTTATACTTGAAATTGGAGCAATAACTGATGCTGATGCTGTCTTATCACAAGTCTGAGAGCCTATATTATAGGATCTTCCCCTACAAATTGGTCATAGGATCAACATGGGCTATGTGCGCAAAGCTGTTGTCTGCTCATGAATTTGAGCAGGTAAAGAAGCACAAGAAACCACCGGCCGGACGAGTTAGAGAAGCAGCTTGGAGGAACCAAGCTGCTGTGTCCAATCTCTTTGATCTGTTATCAGGATATGATCGTAATGAGCTGCGCACTAGGATAGAAGGATACAGATTCAGCCTGTTCTTCAAGGATCGCAGTTTCTTAGACCGGGCACTAGCTGTCCTCCCCGAGGACTGTTTCCAAGAATTCTATGAACCAGTTGATAATCAGGCTCTAGATTATCTATTGTCCAACGAAAGGACTATGATAAAGAAACAGCTGACACACGATTGCCGCTACAAGCTCATGCTGACCAACCCAAAGACTAGTCTGCCATACACCAACAAACAGTCCATATACAATCTATTAGAGAGGCATCCAGATAAGTTCAAACACGTAACTCATGGGTTTAGGCAGTACCTGAGAGAACCGGATAAGCGTTGGTTCTATCAGAATTATCTATACATCAAGGACGAACAGTACCTCTTGATGATGAGATTAGTAGCAGATCCCATTATTAAAGAAGTGATAAGGATGATAACAGAAGAAGAACTCAAACAACAGGAAGAAGCAAATGTCTAATAACATGATAAATCTAGCTAAACTGCTGGCAGATAAGCGTTTCTTGAACGTAGGTATGACTGTGAGCGCAAGGGTTCCAGTCAATGCGTTCGGTCACATACCTGTCACACGCGAAAAGTTTGGCACGATACACAGCATAGATCCTACTGGTATCACGGCTATTTTCGAGGGAGGCAAGCAGAGGCATGCGGATTTTGAAGACATCATGACTATCGAGGGCATGGACGTTCCTCGCTTCGCACAGGCCTATCGCATAAAACCCGCTAAAAAATACAAATGATCTGAGGCGCTGGTCTGCATAAGCCCTGTCGTGGTAAATATACACGACAGGAAGATCAGAAATGCCAGCAATCAGCGATGTTATAGTTCCCAGCACCAGCTACCCTACGATGGGTACAGGTCCTACCACGCTCGTAGGAGATCCTTTCAAGGGAGATGGTTACTACGGATGGGGCGATGGTACCCATACCGTACAGATAGAGTTAGCCAATTTCATAGGCAGCATAAACATACAGGGCACACTAGCTGCTTCGCCCGGTGCGGGAGATTGGGTAAACATCCCATTATCTTCGCAAGATAGATTCTCAGTTGACACGACAGGACTAGTGCTGAGGCTCAGCCCCGCTAGCCTGCTAACATACGTTTCAGCGACTACTTCAGTAACTTCTTACAATTTCGTAGGTAATTTCATATGGATCCGCGCCAATGTTACTAATTGGACCCAGGGTACCATAACACAGATATTGCTCAATCACTAAGGTGCCATAAATGACAAAACAGATAATCAACATAGGTTCAGGACCGCTAGCAGGAGATGGAGAAGGTTTATACTCTGCCTTTGATAAGATCAACCAGAACTTTGGTGAGGTTTACGCTGCTACTTCGAACATACCTACCGATGTTAGCCAGCTCACAGACAATACCAATCGCATCGCTATGGCTTACACGCTGCCACAGGCTACCAGTTCAACACTAGGCGGCGTGAAGATAGGTTCTAACATCAACATCGACAGCAATGGTGTTATATCTGTAGCAGCGATCCCTACCAATGTGAGTGCTTTCTTCAATGATGCTGGCTATCTCACTACCAGCAACTTCAACAATCTAGGCAATCTAACCATCGTAGACCAAACCATAACAGGCAATGATGTCAACGGCGACATAGTGATAAATCCCAACGGCTCGGGATATCTATCAACCAATGGCGTCAAGATACCGGCGGGTACGCTGATCAGCGACACCAGCCAGATAGTAGCCAACATAGCCAACCTAACATTAGCAGCAGTGATAGACCACAGTTCTACTACAGCATTGACCGTGGGACAGTATGGGATACCCAACGGTATAATAGCTCCTTGGACTGTCTATTCTTTCACTACTACTCCCTCACCCATACTACAGGTCGGAGATATAATAGCAGGTGCCGGTATCCCTACGAACAGCACAGTAGTCTATGTAGGTAGCAATTCATATGCTACCTATGTGATAGTTAACACTGATTTTGGTACAGCGACCGCGCCTGCTGCAGGCACTACAGTAACCACCGCACGGTCAATCGTCAACGCTGGATTGAGTATACAGACACAGGCCAACACAGATATCACGCTAAATGCGGGACCTGGTGGTAATATCGTGCCTCACAACGATATCCTACCCTATACCACAGACCAATGGAGGCTAGGTAGTCCCGCCAGGAGATTCAGGGAAATATGGTTAGGTGCTGGCACGATCTACGTGTTAGACGAGACGCTAGGAACAGATATAGCCATAGGAGCCCGCGATGGTAACCTATATGTACAAGGTGGCGATGGACTCCAGGTCGGTAATTTCCTCTTCAACGGCAACAAGATTGGATTAGTAGATACATCGCAGGACATATTGTTAGGCAGTATCGAAGCCACTGGCAGTTTCATCATCAACCGAAGCACTACGGTCAACAGCGGTAATTTCACTGTCATCTCAACAGCATTTGGGGCAAATGACAGCCCTCTAAAGATCTATGGAAGCGGCCAAAGCGGTACTCCATTGAGCAATGCTGGAACGCTCACACATTGGATCAACCAAACAGGACAGTCTGCTAGGCTAATCGTTGACGCCTATGGCGCAGGAACATATAATGTCATAGCAGGGCGCATGGCCCGAGGTACTGTTAGTGCTCCATCAGCTACGCAGATAGGCGACACGCTGATGAGGATAGCCGGAAATGGTTATGGTGCGACTGGTTTTAATAGTCTGGGTGTCGGAAACATCAGCGTTGTTGCTGCTGAAAATTACACAGATTCAGCCAAAGGCAGCAAGATTGCCATAAACCTTACACCAGTAGGCACGAATACCATACAGGACAACACCCTAACCATAGACACCACAGGCATCACCCTTCTACAGGGAGGCAGCGGAGGTATCACTTGGTCAGATGGCACTAGGCAAACTACTGCGTGGACTGGTTCCGTAAGCGCCAACCAGATCACAGGAAATGTAGTAACCAGCATCACTGCGGGCACCGGCCTGTACCAAAGCGGAACTACAGGTAACATCACGATGAACGCTACGGGCGTTCAGAATGTGTACGGTACGCAGGCACAAATCTATGTCACGGACGCCGGTAACAAGAACCTAACGCTTAGCTTGCCACAGAACATAGATTCTACTGCCAATCCAACATTCAACAACCTAACAGTGAACAATCTCACTGTCAATGGGACCAGCACAGTAAACACCAGCTCAACAATAGCCGGTAAGATACTATATCTAGCTACAGGATCAACAGGTGCGAGCCAGATAGACGGCGGTGGTATCATATTAGGCGCCAGTCCGTTCGCGCAACAGATACTCTACAATCTGACCAACAACTACTGGGATCTAGGAACTGCTGGCATAAAAGTAGCCAGCGAAGTAGACACAGGCAGCTTATCTGCTAACACTATCAGCGTTTCTAATACTGCTAGGTTCGGTACTGCTTACGTTGGATCTGCTTACCCGAACGCTTTCCTACAGATAGATGAAAATGCTAATTCTTACGTGCAGCTGGTACAGCAGAACCACAGCAATGGTACCAACGCAAGCACAGATTTCGTAGCTAGCAACGACCTAGGCGACGATAGCAGCTATTTCATAGACATGGGTATCAATTCCAGTACTTATAATGGCACCAGTGTGGGTTGGACAGTCAGTGGAGCTAATGACGCTTATCTATACAATGCTAACGGTAACCTAACGATAGGTACTAGCACAGCAGGTGCTGTAATAAAGTTCCACACCGGGGGGACACTAAGCACTAACATACGTGCTATTATCAGCGATACAGGTTTAAACGTGGCAGGTTCTGTCACGGCAACTGGATTCACTGGATCTGTATATGGTAATGTCATAGGTAACGTGACCGGAAACGTGACAGGCAACGTCTCTGGCAATGCCGGAACAGTGACACACGGTGTCTATACCACTGATACAGGTACGGTCACTAACCTAATGCTAGCCGGCAGCATTACCAACGGCAAGCTAACCAACAGCTCAGTGACTGTAACTGCTGGCTCTGGCCTATCGGGCGGTGGCACTGTGTCGCTCGGTGGATCTATAATATTGACCAACGCAGACGGAGGTTCGCAGCAGAACATATTCAAAAACGTATTCGTGACCGGACAGGGCACTATCACTGCTATCTCTAACAACGATACCCTAACATTCACTGCAGGTAGCGGTGTGTCTATGACCACAGCAGGAAGCACTATCACGGTCAGCAGCACTGTTCCAATAGGTTATACTGGTTCTAGAGGCTATCTAGGATCAGCTGGCGCAGCTGGTGCTGTAGGATACACCGGGTCATTTGGATCTATCGGATATACTGGTTCACAGGGTCCACAGGGCATGCAAGGCGTTGGCTTTACTGGATCACAGGGCATACAGGGAATCAGCGGGTACACTGGATCATTTGGTGTCGCAGGTTATACTGGTTCTATAGGATTCACAGGTTATGCGGGTTCTGTAGGCTATGCAGGATCACAAGGTCCACAGGGCGCACAGGGAACAAACACTACACTCAAGGGATCTGTAGCTACCGTAGGTGCTCTCCCAGCCAGCGGCAACACTGTCGGCGACGGATACATAGTCATTGCTAGCGGCCACTTATATGTATGGAGTGGTGCTGCATGGACCGATGTTGGTGCTATCGTAGGACCCACAGGTTATACTGGTAGTGGATACGCGGGATCGCAAGGAACCATAGGTTATACAGGATCACTAGGCGCAGTCGGATATGTAGGCTCTCAGGGCAATCTAGGTTTTGTTGGATCATTCGGATTTACTGGTTCCTATGGTTACACAGGCTCGCAGGGCTATTGGGGATCGTTCGGTTACACTGGATCGCAGGGAACAGTCGGCTATGCGGGATCGCAGGGCAACATAGGTTATACTGGATCGGTTGGTCCAAACATAGCAGCGACTACTTCAACGCTCGGTAGTGTGATAGTCAGCACAGGACTAGCAGTCACTGGTGGCGGTACACTGACGAACGCAGGTGTTACTTCTGCTGTAGCAGGACTAGGTATAGGAGTTAGCTCAGGCACAGGCAATGTTACTATAACCAACAATGGCGTCCTCGCTGTCAACGGATACACCGGTTCAGTGACTGGCATAATAACATCCAATGACACTGGCACTGTAACAAACGCCATGTTAGCAGGCAGCATCGCCAACAGCAAGCTCACTAACAGCTCAGTTACTATAGGTTCTACCAGCATCTCACTAGGTGCTACATCAACCATTCTAGGCGGGCTGACCAGCGTGAGTGCTACGACCTTCACTGGTAACTTGACCGGTAACGTTACCGGTAACGTTAGCGGTACAGCAGCTAGCATAACAGGAACCTATAGCGGTTCACTCTCATCCAGCCAAGTCACTACAGCATTAGGATTCACTCCTCTGCAGACAGCAGTAACCAGCTTAGCAGGGACAGCTAACCAGATATCAGTTTCAGCTAGCACGGGTTCAGTAACGATCAGCTTGCCTAGCGCAGTTACTTTCCCAGGTCCGGTCACACTGTCAGCAGGAACCAACAGCGTCGATCCGCTGACATTCGTGGCTGGTTCTAACCTAACCAGTGCCTCAGCTGGTGCTACAGAATATGATGGCAAGGCGTTATATTTCACACCACAAGGAGCACAGCGTGGTATATTACCGTCCTTGCAATACTATGTGTTAAACGCTAACTATTCTCTAGCTAACCAATCTAGCACACAGAGCCTGCTAGGTGTTGGTGTGACTTTGAGCAGCGGAACACGTTATCAGTATCGCATACTCTGCACAATATATGCGTCAAGCGGAGTAAGGACTTCGAGCGGCATACAGTATGCACTGGCAGGGACCGCAACATTGGCACAGCATACCTACATCGTAAATCCAGCATGCAGCAGCGGTCAAACAACTCCGACCCAGGTCTATCAGATGAGCAACCACATCACCACAGGATTCACTACCCTAGTCACTGTGTCAAATAGCATAAGCGGTACTGCTTACTACAACCTTATCATAGATGGCAGTATAGATGTAACCACAGGTGGTACAGTGATACCACAACTTGGATTCTCTAACAGCCAAACCCCAGGGTCTAGCTCATACGTGCAGGCAGGTGCTACTATAGAGATATGGCCGATCGGCGCAAGTGGTGCCAATACCAGTGTAGGTACCTGGGCATAAAGGTTGACGATCCTCTGATTTTGTGTTATACTTAAACAAAATTGGAGAGTATCATGAAGTCAACCAAGGTTCCAAACAAGACTAAATGCACGCTTGTACATCCAGAAACTGGTCAAAAGATCTCTGCTGATATATTGAGCAAGGACAAAACCAAGATGACTGTGCGTCCACAGGGCACCAAGATCGAGATCTTCATGGTACGTGCTGACGAGACCATCCCCTATCGAGGGGCACATAATGGACAGTACTTTACAGTACACTTGGATTGATAAATATTCCAATAAGGAAGTTTATCAGTAATGTTGTTGAATGAACTGTTTGGTATCAGAGAAGCTGAGGAAGCTGCACCTGCTAAGAAGCTAGGTCGTGCGTTCAATCATCTCGAAGACTTAGTCTTCTTCCATGGTACCGAAGGTGCTGGCGAAGCACTAGCACACATAAAAGAGATGAGCACCCAAGAAGGTGCTGGTAGCCTGCGCATGAAGTGGGACGGTAATCCGCAGATATATTGGGGACGTGAGGTTAAAAACGGTCCTCTGATACTGGCAGGACACAACGGTTGGAGCCGAGGTGCTAAGACAGACAATCCGGAAGATCTAAAAGATTTCATCGCTAACAAGAGCGGATCACCAAAGACTCCAGAAGAGAAAGAAGCTAGGGATCAGTTTGCTGATGAATTCGCTAGCCTATATCCTATATTCAACAAGGGAACACCTAAGGATTTTGTTGGGTTCGTCTACGCAGACGGACTGTTCTTAAAGCGTCCGCAGTTAGACGCACAAGGAGTCTATAACTTCTTTCCTAACCCCAAGAGTGGTACAGGTTACCATGTCCGTGCTAACAGCGAGCTAGGTAAGAGGATAGCTAATGCACAGGTGATGGTCGTAGGGCATGCGTTCTTTCCAGAATTTGGTATGGCAGATAGCGATCAGAAACCAATCAGCGATTTCAGCAAGTTCAACAGCAATCAAAATCTCATAGTGCTAGGACCAGTATACAACACTAAACCAGTAAAGATCAACACACAGTCGATAGACCAAGTAGAAGCATATGTCAGGAAGCACGGCGCACAGATAAACGGTTTCCTAGAAGACCGTGCAGGAATGAGTGATCTCAAGAATATAATCTATACCTATGTAAACCAGACTGCTAAGGCCAAACAGCTAGACAATCTAGGAGCAAAAAGTTTCAACGAGTGGCTTTCTAAGAGCAAGGTAAGCGGACCAAAGCAGGCCAAGATAAAAGAGATAGCAGTGGCGCATCCTCAAGCACTGGAAGCCATGTTCACTCTGGTCAAAGAGATACAGAAGATGAAGGACGATATCATCGACCAAGTGGACGGACCACAGGGAGATATATGGGATACTAAGGGCGAAGGGCGTGTGCGTTATGCTGACCAGAACAAGCAGTTTGGCAACGTGAAATTCGTGCCGCGAAAGCGTTGGACGCCAACCTAGGAATAGATATGTTATTGAGAGAATTTTTTGAGTCAACTGGAAACGAAGTCGCTATAATCTTCGGCAGATTCAATCCACCACACAAGGGACATAGGGCCGCTTGGGAATTGGCTGCTAAGAGCCCCGTTTGGTACGTAGGTACCAACAAGAGCACAGTTGGCCCAAAGGATCCATTACCTTATGAAGTAAAAGTACAGGCCATGGAAGCTATATGGCCCGACGTAGCCAAACATATAATAGCTGAAATCAGTTGGCTTACCTTGGCTAGCATGGTTTACGAAAAGCACGGAAAAGTAAATCTCAAGTGCCTAACTGATGAAGATTGGGTCACTAAGACCATTATGCAGTATAACGGCAAAGAAGGTCCACACGGATATTACGATTTCCCACACATAGAACAGACACCTACTCCTCGTTTGAGCAGTGCTACAGCCCTGCGTGACGCTGTGATAAAGGGTGATCGCAAAGCATTTAGCGATGCTGCCGGAGTTTCAAGCGAAACCAAGATAGCAGGCAAGCCATTCTTTGATCTAGTAGCAGAATATCTCCTTCCTTATGCAGATGCTGCTGCCAAGAAGGGCAAGAAAGTCAAAGAAGCAGGTGATAACCAGAGCCCACTAAGTGCTGCTGGAAAGAAAGGCAGCAATGCTGCCGATGTATGGGGTAACTATGCTTCGACACAGGATATATTCAGAGCTTCCAGAGGCACAGCAGAAGACATAGATGAAACATTAGATTCTGCATATAAGTTCAAGTATAAAGGTTATGATGGCGATAATGTCTCCATCTATAGTTTTACCCCTAGTAAGGGATCTAAAATCAATGTCTCTATATTTTATGAGGAAAGAACAGGCACAGGCCATGTGACATTTTACAGGGCCAGCGATGATTCTGAAGAGATGACTGGTGAGCATCCTTTTGACGCAGCAAAAATCCTAGGAACAGTAAAGGCCATCGTCATCTATCATATGAAACGCCATCCTGAGATCAAGAATATCTCATTCCAAGCTGCTAAGAAAGATTTAGGTCGACTTAGGGCATATAACGCTATAGCAAAGCGTTTCGGTGGTAGCAGTAATCCTGATTATCACAAGAAATATGCTTCTTATGAATTCCCAAATGTTGCGGTTGCTGAGGATAGTCAATTACTATCAATTGAAGCAATTTACAAAAAACATAATATTGAAGAATTTGGATTAACTCTTCCTATGTTCGAAAAGTTTATTGAAAGGCAAATAAAAGAAAATAGTAGCTTTTATACTTTTTATAAAAAACTTAAAGATAAAGATAAAGCATATAACTTAGCAAAACAAGAAGTATTAAAAAATCTGAATAAAAATATAGGATATTATTTTCAACCTCATTTTAGAATAAGACCAATTAATCTAACAGATTATAATGTCGACGAAGAAGCTGCAGGAGTTGGAATTGTAACAAAGCAAAACAGCACAGCAGACGTAGGTCCAAGGACTATCAAAAAAAATCTAAAGGCGTTCAAATTATGAATCTAGATGAACTTAGGAAACTGGCAGGGATACAAGAATACAAGGGCATGACACCATATGAAGGTAGCAATATCTCTGTCACTGGCATGGAAAAAGCCAATCTGATGAAGACTAATAACATACGTCCAGGAACTCCAGAATGGTTCCAGCTGTGGTTTAGCAGGCCTTATCTAACACAGGAACGCCCGGTTGGGTTTAGGGGGCGCACGAAATGAAGATAAATGAAGTAAACAGCCCAAATCCAAATCAGCTGATTGACTTATTCAGAGATTTCCTTATACTGTGTAAGGAAATGCTAGAACTAGATCACTTACCTCCTATCAAATGGGCGATAGACGGTGAACATCACCGAAAGCACCACAGCTTTGGTAGTTTTACTAACAACACAAATGAAGTATTAGTAGAGATAGGAAACAGACACATACTAGACATCATGCGCACACTAGCCCATGAGCTAGTACATTATAAACAGAATCTCAAGGGCGAGATCAATCATCGTAGCGGCGAGGATGGAAGTCCACAAGAAAACGAAGCACATGCGGTCGCAGGTATCATCATGCGCAAGTTTGATGCAGCACATCCCGAAGCGTTTGATATCAAACCGCTGAGAGAAGGTTTAGAACTCAACAAAAAACTGTTTGAAGTAGCCAAACCTCGGAAGACAAAGGGTGCTGTAAAGTACCAAGATCATCCTAAGAAGGACAACTACTGCGAACTATGCACTATGTGGAAGAAACCAAATCAATGCACAGCTGTCATAGGAAACATAGATCCAAAAGGATGGTGCAATATCTTTGAAGCTGATAAGAAGGCCAAGAAGAAGCTAGAGAAATCTCTAGACACAGCAGTCAGCAGGCTAGAAGATGACCTGCTGGCTACTAACAAGCGCGATCATACCTATTTTGAGATCGATAGCATGATGAAAAAGATAAGCAAAGATAACGATATAACACCAAAGCAGCTGCATGATGCATTTAAAAAGAAACAAGGAGTCACTCCAGACGAGTGGATCGAATACCAAGAGGTAGGATAGATGAAGATATTCGAAGTAGACAGCGAAGGCAGAGAAAAGAAACCAGAAGTCTACGTAGACATGGATGGAGTATTAGCTGATTTCTTTGGAGCATGGGCTGCGCTAGACGGTAAATCTCACTACAAGGACATAGAGAATCCAGAAGCAAAGCTACAGCTAGTGAGAGATCATCCCACATTTTGGATCGACTTACCGGTCTTGCAAGGAGCAGGAAAGCTATTGGGAGCAGTGAAGAAATTCGCAGGTGCTTACAACATATGCAGCACACCCTTAGCAGGCGATCCAAACAGCGAGCCACAGAAGAGAGAGTGGGTCAAGAAGCATCTGCATGCGTTCCCTCCAAAAGAAGTGATTATCACACATAACAAGGCAGCACATGCCACCCAAGCAGATGGCACTCCTAACATACTGATTGACGATTTTGGTAAGAACATACGTGCTTGGGAAGCTGCTGGTGGTATAGGAATAAAATACGAAGACAGCCACGTAGGCGATGCTATACAGGCATTAAAGAAGAGTCTACTTAAACCAACCTAATTTTTCGCCGGCTGCTATCCTGCGATCAGCTTCTTCCTTAGATCCTGGATAACGACTTGCCCAAATCAATATCAAAGCAAAAAACACTGCCATACCTACAACTAGTTTCACATTATGTGTTGTAAACCACATGATCACTAAACTACCATCCATGCTCAAGAACATGAGCCACTTAGCGATCTTAGGAAATACCCTCCCACTGCTCCAGTTCTTTATGAACGGTCCAAAAAGTCTATGGTTGAGCATGTAGTCGTGAAAACGCTTGCTGCTTTTGCTAAAGCACCATGCAGCTAACAGGCTCGGAGTTGACCAAGGTAATCCAGGAACAAACGTCCCTAGATAAGCTATACCTAGGAATATGATACCAGCTGAAAACCATAGTGCTTTTTTTGCATTTTCCAGAGATAGATTATTCTTGATTCTGGAATAAATATCTGTTACTTTAATAGTCATAAGTATACTTATGCAAAAGGAGATAGCATGAAGAAAATAGTAATATCAGCATTATTGTTCCTAGGATTCACAGGTGCAGTATTTGCTTGGGATCAAAAACCCAACCAACCGATCACAGCTTGCGCAGCACAGGTACCATATGGTGCGCCGGTTCTAAATAAAGCAAACACTGTTGTGGAATGCCACACTGGGTATGCCCTACAGCACGACAATGCAGCTAAGATACCAGCTTGGGTAGCATATACGCTCACCCCGCAACACGCTATCGGATGTGTTCCTCGCACAAATGCATTCGTAGCTGATACTATCCTTGGTGCTAACGGTTCTAAACCATCTGATTACGCTGGTTCAGGATATGACCAAGGACATCTTGCTCCAGACGGTGACATGAGCTGGGATACACAGGTTGAATACGAATCATTCCTAATGTCAAACATGAGTCCACAGTTACCAAACCTAAACCGCGGTATCTGGAAAGCTCTAGAAAGCAACGTGCGTGCATGGACTTATGGAAATGGTCATAACTACACAGTATATGCAGGTAACATCTACACAGTGGGCAAGAGCAAGACTATCGGTGCAGACAATGTCGTAGTTCCAGACTTCCTCTACAAGATCGTGATCGACGACAATACCAAACAGGTGCTGGCTTTCACTTTCCCACAGGTAGCTTCACAACCTATCGATCTACCAGCACATTTGGTTAGCATCGCTAGCATCGAACAGGCTACAGGTATCAGTTTCCCTGTCCCCCCAGGCACTGACAAGACCAAGCCAGCCGCAGCAGTTTGGCCAGTGGATCTAAAGAAGACTGCCGATGCTAAGAAGGCAGCTTGCAAGGGCGCACCAGGCACCGAAGACTAATATCGATCTTTAATAATATATCAGTGCGGGAGATCCAATCTCCCGCACCTTCTTATCTGATTCAGAGATAAATATTTCTATGAAGATAAAAGAGTTATTTGAGTATGCTTCAGCAGGTGCTACTTCAGCAGGCAGCATAGCTACTGTCGTCAATCCAAACGTAGCTATAGGAAAAGCCCGAGGAAACAAGAGCTATACAGGATCCCCTGGCAAGAGCGGAACCAAAGCACCGAAACCCCCAAAAGCAGTACAACCAAAGACCAAGATGGGTACTGCTGTAAACGCATTAGATATGAAGGGCACTAGCCTATTCGGCGGCCCATCCATAAAGAGATAGGATATTGCCATGCACGATATGCACGAACCAACTGATTACGGAACACACGATCATGAAGCTAGCATGGCGAGAGGTGAGCTTTACAATGCTATAAAGAACGCTATGGAACTATTCAAGATGATAGAACCAGGCGAAAATCTAGAGGGCTGGGTAGCTGCCAAGATCACTAAAGCAGCAGATTATCTAAACACAGTGCATGATTACATGATGTATGAAAAACAATACGGTACGAACGAACCAGTAGGCGAGGAATACATGGAAGCACTACATCGTAATCTTGAGAATCAACTGATAGAATCTAAGCCGTCTGCGGGTCTCAGCAAGAAGAAGAAATCAGCAGTAGCTAAGAAAGCCCATGCAGGTAAAGATATTGGCAAGAAGGGTAAAGGATTCAAAGCAATAGCAGACAAAGCTGCCAAGAAGTATGGCTCTAAAGAAAAAGGCGAAAAAGTAGCTGCCGCAGCGATGTGGAAGAATGTCAAGAGGTAAGCTATGAAATTCAGAGAAATCTTATCAGAAAATCTCAGAGAATGCATAGGTAATGCCGAATGTGATTGCGGCTGCAACGATCCGATAGACGAAGCAGAAGCTTGGCAGACCAAGAAAGGCAAGAACAAGAACGGCGGCCTCAACAAGAAGGGCGTTGCTAGCTATCGCCGCAGCCATCCAGGTAGCCATTTACAGACAGCAGTCACTACAAAGCCTAGCAAGCTCAAGAAGGGCAGCAAGGCTAGCAAGCGTCGCAAGAGCTTCTGTGCTCGCATGCGTGGCATGAAGAAACATCGCACTGGCGCCAAGACTGCACATGATCCAAACTCAAGGATCAACAAGAGCCTGCGCAAGTGGCACTGCGAGAGCATCGAAGAGATGCGCGATCTCATAGTATATGCTGAGGCTTATATCGCTGAGACGAAACAGCGTTTAGATCCAAAATGCTGGACTGGCAAGCACAAGGAAGGCACTAAGATCAAGGGCGGTATCCGTGTCAACAACTGTGTACCAAATGAAGACATAGATGAAGCAGCTAATGCCGCACAGCAAGCAGCTATAGCGATAGCTAAAAAAGAAGTGATCGGAGAATTTATCGACGTAAACAAAGCGCCAGAGAACTTTGATGTGTATGAAGATAGTTACGGTTCTGATTATGATTTCACCGTTGGTAAAACCAAAATCGAAGTCACATTTAAAGAATATAATGAAAATTATTATATATTGGCATTTGAAAATAAAACGCAGAGTAGACCTGATACCCATGCTGCAACTGGTACTGAAAGAGATACTGTTTTTAAAATATTCAATGGTGTTGCCTATTGCTTGAACCACTTTATTGCAAGACATCCTAAAACCGAAGTAATTGTCATGGGTGCAAAATCAAACGAACCAAGCAGAATCAAGTTATATGATAGGGCAGCAAAATTCTTTGAGCAGATGGGTTTTAAGGCTGTAACTGATCCAGTCCAACAGAAAAAGATTTTTAGCGATGATGCTTCAGGTTACAAACTATACGTATACAAGAAAAAAGTTTCTGCTCCAACTAACGAGAACTTTGCCGATGGCAAAGGTCCAGGACGAGCAGGAGATAGTGCTAGGCACGGTATCCCAAAGCACGCCACCAAGTCAGAGCTAGAGAAAGCAAGCCACGCTAAGGGTCGCAAAGGACAACTAGCCCGTTGGATGGCTAACATGCGCTCTGGACAGAAAAAACACCATAAGGAGTAAGCAAATGCGCTACGATACTTTAAGTAGTTGGACTGAGATAGATTGGTCCGACTGGGATTATCTGTTGGAAGACGTTGAGAATAGGCCTAGATATTCAAACCTAAAATCCCAAGCAGCACAATATATGGACCTTAGCCAGTGGCGCAGTAGCTCTGATCCTAGATTCCTAAAAGAGATAAGCTCTAAAGCCAAAAAGATCAAGAAGCATAACGAAAAACAGATCAGATCAAATGGCGGCGAACTACTCAGATATGTCAGATGGTATCTAGCCTATCACAGGCGAACAGATAAATATCTGCATGAAAATAACTGAGCTTGAAAAAGCGATAGAACTAAACCATAAGCACGGTCTCGGAGAGAATCTATCCGGAAGGTTATCTTCTCTCTCTATCAAATCTGAAGGTATCAACGAGAAAGCCGATGATAACGGAAACACGCACTGCTGGTCTGGATATCGTAAAGCAGGATTGAAGAAAAAAGGCGGCAAGATGGTCAATGACTGTCGTCCCATAAAGAAATGAGGAAACTAATATGTTACTAAGAAAAGGCGCCTACGCACCAGGCACTACGCAGAACTTTGCTACTTCAGGCAGCAGCCAAGTTTCAGCTGCATTTGGCACATCAACTAGCGTCATAAGGGTAGCTGTGCAAGCAGATACTTATATAGCCCTAGGCGGATCTAGTGTTACTGCTACAAATAGCAGCATGATCATTCCAGCTGGTCAGATAGAATTCATAGCCGTAGGCACAGGAACAGGCTTTACTTACATTGCTTTCCTGCAGGTTACCACTAGTGGTTATATCAGCATAACAGAATTGGCTTGATATGTTCCGTAAGCCAGGCCGAACTACTGCTATCAGCAAGATTGCAACTGTTGTTTCAGCTAGCAAAGGACCGGTAGGTAATACCTGGACCGGTACTAGTACTGGGCTGGTCATGAATCTTTTGAACGCTCCTAGTTCAGGAATTTCTTGGACTGATGTTAGCGGTTATGGCAATAATGGTACTATAATAAAAACAGGTACAGGATCTGCTACATATACTTCTGCGCATAACGGCGGATTGATACTAGGTCCTTCTCAGATTACTAATATGGCCATGATAGCCACCACATACAATTTAGTAGTACCTTTTACTGTAGAAGTTATCGTAAATTTAAATCCATCAGCCTATTGGTCGTCGCTGTGGGGCAATGAGAGCTACACTGCCTCTAAGGGATATCTCGCATATTGGAGCGGCTCTTCATTGCTTAGCATAGGTGGTTCAGCTGCTGCAAATTCTTACAGCATTTCGGCAAATACTGGAAACATAAGACAGATAATAGTTACCGTCGATGCTACCCCTAGCTTGAAGCTATACATCAACGGTAGTTTGCAGACTGCTAGCCAAACGCTATATGCTAATCCAGGAAGCACCTCTACCGGCCTAAATTTTGGATCTAGGCATCCAAACGCAGGAACCTCAAGCACTCCAATGGATGCGTGCGTCGGAACCTATTATCAGATGCGTGTCTATAATATAGCATTGAATCAAACACAGGTTACAGCCAACTACAATGCTGTCAAGAGCACCTACGGAATCTAATATGAAGAAGATCAAGGGATCTCCAGGAGTCGAAGATATCAAGAAACAGATAAAGGACCCAGTCAGTCCGGGTGCGCGGGGTCTCGAAACACTGGCCAAGGATAAGAGACTGAAATCAAATAATCCTCTCAGGCGCTACATAGACATAGTAAAAGATATAGAAACTCGGTGGGACGATGAAGATAAATGAAGTCAGTCCAAACACTTTAGAAGGTAGTTTTACACGAGATCTAGTGTTTAGCAAACTCTGGTTGATAAAAGAAATCACTAAGATAAGTGATAGATTTGATGTTATTTATATATTGGGTAGCTGGTACGGCAATCTCAGCATCATGCTGATATCTAAGCACTGGGATTTTAACAAGATAATAAACGTAGAGACAGATCCTAGAGTATTAAGAGACGGAAAGCGATTCGCCAAGAAATTAGGTCTGCACGATCGCATCGTAGACATGCTCAAAGATGCGAACGACCTAGACTACAGGCAAGTGACTAAAAAGAGCTTGATAATAAACACAAGCACAACTAACATGAAAAACGATGGATGGTTTGATGCGATTCCGAAAAACACGTTAGTAGCTCTTCAGGGTAGGAACAACGATCTCGGTGCGGTCAATCAGTATGATAGCCTAGAACAATTCCGGAGAGATTATCCACTGCGTGAATTGATGTTTGAGGGGACTATAACTCTAGAAGATCCAGAAACAGAATACGATCGCTACATGATCATAGGACTAACATAAACATTGACCTTAGTCCATCGTTCCTGTATACTATAGAAAATAAGGAGAGATAGATGAGTCGCACTTACGGATCTGAAGAAAAAGCAAAATTGTTGAGCGTTATCGATCAATGTGTGCAGGTATTGCAGGAAGTTGATGACCTCAAGGGCGGTATGAAAGACACCGTCAAAGCAGTAGCAGAAGAACTAGATATCAAACCAGCACTGCTAAACAAGGCTATCTCGGTCGCGTATAAGCGTAACTGGGGTGCAGTAAACGAAGAATTCGCAGAACTAGAGAGTATTTTAGTTACCACAGGCAAGGACGTCTGATAAGTAACTGTGAGCAAGGTAGGTTGGGCCATAAACCACGCTATTGGTATTTTGCGAGCCACAAATCGCAATAGGAGACAAATGAATGAGTTATGTAGATGCTCTCTATAAGAGAGATGATGAATCTGTTAAAGTAGTTGAACGTGTAAACGGCAAACGATTATATAAAGAATATCCTGCTCGTTATATATTTTATTATCCCGACCCTAAGGGCAAGCACGAAAGTGTTTACGGTGAGAAGTTGGGTAGAGTAACTGCCCGAAATCTCAAAGATTTCCATAAAGAATTAAAGATACACGGAACCAAACGCCTTTATGAAAGTGATATCAATCCAGCTTTCCGCTGCCTCGAAGAAAACTATCTAAACCTAGATGCTCCGAAGCTGAACGTAGCGTTCTTTGACATCGAGACAGACTTTGATCCAGAACGTGGCTTCGCAGATCCTAGCGATCCGTTCATGGGCATCACTGCCATAACAGTGCATCTGCAGTGGTTAGAGAGGTTAGTCACTCTAGCAGTACCCCCAAAGAGACTGTCTGTAGAAGAAGCAAAGAAACAGTGTGAGGAATTCAACGACTGTTTCATATTTGACAGCGAAGCAGATATGCTAGAAACATTCTTAGATCTCATCGAGGATGCAGACATACTAAGTGGTTGGAACAGCGAAGGTTACGATATTCCCTACACTGTGAATCGCGTAGCACGAGTGTTGAGCAAAGAAGATACACGCCGTTTCTGCCTCTGGAACGAGTTTCCAAAAAAGCGTGAATTTGAGAAATATGGTCGGCAGCTTATTACCTACGACCTAGTAGGTAGAGTACACCTAGATAGCTTAGAACTGTATCGCAAATATACCTATGAAGAAAGACACACCTATCGACTCGATGCTATCGGCGAAATGGAGATAGGGGAAAAGAAAACCGTATACGAAGGCACGCTAGACAGCCTATATAATAACGACTTCCGAAAGTTCATCGAATACAACAGGCAAGACGTAGCATTGCTAGATAAATTAGATAAAAAACTCAAATTCATCGATCTCAGCAACGAACTAGCCCATGCTAACACGGTTCTGCTACAGACTACCATGGGTGCTGTCGCTGTTACTGAACAGGCTATCATCAATGAAGCACATCGCCGTGGCTTGATAGTGCCCAATCGTCCAAAACGTGATGACAGCGAGAACACACAGGCAGCAGGCGCCTATGTCGCATATCCAAAAAAAGGATTGCATGACTGGATTGGATCAATGGATCTAAACAGCCTATATCCATCAGCCATCCGTGCGCTAAACATGGCTCCAGAAACCATTGTTGGACAACTGCGCCAGACCTACACAGATGCATACATAGACGAACAGATAACCGTGCATAAAAAGAGTTTCGCAAGCGCATGGGAGGGTAAGTTTGCCTGTTTGGAATACGATATAGTCATGTCTCAAGACAAGGCTACTGATATAACTGTTGACTGGGAAAACGGCGAAAGCGTAGTGATGAGTGGTGCAGAGATCTATAAGATGATCTATGACAGCAACCAACCCTGGATGCTCAGTGCCAACGGTACTATCTTTACCTATGAGTTTGAGGGGGTTATACCTGGACTGCTAAAGCGTTGGTATGCTGAGCGCAAGGAACTACAGGCCAAGATGCGCGAATCACTAAACGCCGGTAACAAGATAGAAACTGAATTCTGGGATAAGCGACAGTTAGTAAAGAAGATCAATCTCAACAGCTTATATGGTGCTATCCTAAATCCAGGATGCCGATTCTTTGATAAACGCATCGGACAGTCAACTACACTGACTGGTAGGAGCATAGCCAAGCACATGGCCGGAAAAGTGAACGAAGTGATAACAGGCGTAAATGATCACATAGGCAAGAGCATCATATATGGCGATACTGACTCTGTGTATTTCTCAGCATACACTACCCTAAAGAAAGACATAGATAAAGGTGTGATACCTTGGTCTAAGGATAATGTCATACAGCTCTATGATCAGATAGCTGAAGAAGTAAACGGAACATTCCCTAAGTTCATGCTAGATGCGTTCCATTGCCCAAAGAGCAGAGGTGATGTGATCAAGGCTGGGCGAGAGATCGTGGCTATCAAGGGACTGTTCATCACTAAGAAACGCTATGCCGTCCTCTATTACGATAAAGAAGGCAAGCGTTACGATAATAATGATAAACCTGGTAAGATTAAAGCCATGGGATTGGATCTCAAGCGTTCGGATACTCCAGAATTTATACAGAACTTCCTTAGTGAAGTATTAGAAAGCGTGCTGACTGGTCATAAGGAAGAAGAGATACTGGAGATGATCACTGACTTCCGCACTGCCTTTAAGGGACGACCTGGTTGGGAGAAGGGAAGCCCTAAACGTGCCAACAATATTACTGACTATAGCAAGAAAGAAGCTAAGGCAGGAAAAGCAAATATGCCTGGTCACGTTCGGGCAAGCATCAATTGGAACACGCTCAAGAAGATGTACAGCGATAATTATGCCATGAGCATCAGCGATGGTGCTAAAGTCATCGTCTGTAAGCTGAAAAACAATCCAATGGGGTTCAACAGCGTAGCGTATCCTGTAGATGAATTGCGCTTACCCCAATGGTTTAAGGATCTACCTTTTGATGATGCTGAGATGGAAGCTACCATCATTGACGCTAAACTAGACAATCTCATCGGAGTTTTGGAATGGGACGTGGTCAGCACTGAACAAACTAACACTTTCAACAAGCTATTTGAGTTCTAAAATTATCTTGACTCTTAGACAAAACCTAAATATAATCATAACACATGGAGATTCATATGAAAGACATTCTTAAAGATTTAGTAGCACATACACACGCATTAGGCTTCATCGATTTAGTAAAAATATTAGGTGACGATGACAAGACCAATATCGAAGCATTGGCTGAGAATCGTTCGGTCATCGTGCAAGCAGAAACAAACAACGCAGTAAAGGAATTCAAGGGGACGTTTGGATTACCAGATCTAAACAAGCTAGATCTGCATCTAAAGAATCCAGAATACAAAGACGGCGCAGACATCCAAGTTGTTTGGGAAGTGCGCAACGGTGAAAATCGTCCAGTCATGATACATTTTGAAAATGCTGCTGGCGATTTCAAGAACGATTACAAGCTCATGGGCACTGAACTTATCAACGAAAAACTAAAGACTGTGAAATTCAAAGGAGCATCTTGGCAGGTTGAGTTTGGGCCAGCAGTTGCTAGTATCAATAGGCTCAAGTTACAGGCAGCGGCACATTCTGAAGAAACTGTGTTTATGGTCAAGACTGATAACGATTCCTTGAAAATATTCTTCGGTGATGCAAACACGCACGAAGGCAGCTTCGTGTTCCAAACAGGAATCACGGGAAAACTTAGGCAGAACTGGAGCTATCCGGTATCACAGTTCATCAGTATACTGAACCTAGACGGAGACAAGACTGTCAAATTTAGCGACGACGGTGTAGCATTGGTTACTGTAGATAGCGGTATCGCAAAATACAATTATTACATTCCAGCACAAACCAAATGATAGAAACACATAAAAGAACCATTATTAGAGCTATAACTTATAGAATTTTAGCTCTTTTAATAACGGCGTTGTGGACTGGAATAAGTGATGCTATTATTATTCATATTATCCTAACAACAGTTCATTATATACATGAAAGAATATGGTTAAAAATTGATTGGGGTAAGGAATGAACAAAAATTTAACAACAGCGCAGAATGATTATGCAACATTCTTACCAGCAGTAAGTTCGTTTTATTCAACATTTATCGGCAAACAGCGGTTTGGCAATTATGTCGATCCAGCCCGCTTGCCCGCAGGTTTTACTAGCGGAGTAGAAGGATTAAATTTCTTTGATCCAGAGAAAGGCTACTTCTATTATAAATGGGGGCTGTATTCAGCAGGTCATGCTGATCTAGACATGACCCGTGCTAGCGAGAAAGATGATATGTTCCGCAGCCGACCTCGCAACGGTGAAAGCATCGTCGTTGGCGATAGTGGTGGATTCCAGATTGGTAAGGGCGTATGGGAAGGCGACTGGAAAGATCCCAACTGTCCAAAAGCCAGCAAGAAAAGGCAACAGGTTCTTGCTTGGATGGACGGTCTCATGGATTGGGGAATGATATTAGATATACCGGCCTGGGTCGCACGTAGTCCTGCAGGTGCTAAAGCGACTGGTATCAGCACATACCAAGAAGCAGTAGATGCTACCCATATCAATAATGATTATTTCATACGCAATCGCAACGGTAACTGTAAGTTTTTAAATGTTTTACAGGGAGAAAATCATACAGAAGCAGAAGACTGGTATCAACAGGTCAAGAAATACAGCGACCCAAAGCTCTATCCAAATGAACATTTTAACGGATGGTCTATGGGAGGCCAGAACATGTGTGACGTCCATCTAACGCTAAAGAGGTTAGTAGACCTTCGTTTTGACGGTCTGTTAGAATCAGGTAAGCAAGATTGGATACACTTCCTAGGTACTTCTAAGCTAGAATGGGCATGCCTACTTACAGACATCCAGCGGGCTGTGCGAAAATATCATAATCCCACGCTAACCATTAGCTTTGACTGTGCTAGTCCGTTCCTCGCAACTGCTAATGGACAGATATATACGCAGACTGAAATAGAACACATGAAAAAGTGGACCTATCGCATGGAAGCCAGCGTTGACGACAAGAAATATTCCATCGATCAGCGAAAGTTCAGTACTGCTGTGAACGGCGACGGTATCTTCAAAAAGAGTAGTATGTTTAATGATAGTCCTATCACCGATCTCACTCTAGTAAAGGATGTATGTATCTATAAGCCCGGAGACCTAAACAAGAACGGCAAGGAAGGTCGTACCAGCTGGGATAGTTTTAGCTATGCGATACAGATGGGGCATAACGTGTGGATGCACATCAATTCTGTCCAAGAAGCTAACCGCCAATATGATCAAGGAGTGATCCCTAACATGATGGTATTCAATACCGTATATGATAGGAAGTATTTCCGAGACGTAGTGGATCGCATATTTGAAACTGATGATCGCAACAAAGCACTAGAACTAGTTGAAGAATACAACAAGTTCTGGATCAGTGTCATTGGAACACGCGGTGCTACTGGAAAGAAGACAGTGAATTCTTCTACCATGTTCAACAAGAACTTTGAGATAGAAGAACCTGCAGAATATCATCGCGATGATAGCGGGTTAGATGATGGCAAGCTCACCAACCTAGAGGAGTTAGTAGATGAGTGATAGAGAAAAATTGATTTCACACTACAAGAAGATCCAAGAGAAACACGATTTGCTTGACAAACAGATAACAGAAGCTTATAATCATTATACTAACGACGAGACCGTTCATAAGATGAAGCAGGAAAAGCTACTTCTCAAAGAACAGATGTTTAATATTACTCAGGATTTAAACAAAAAAGATGCAGAGAGAATACCAGGACGGTTCTAAAAGCAATGTGGTGCTCTTCACGGGCATAGAAGTCGAAAAGACTCCAGCGCATGGTATGCCTACACTATTCGTAGTAGGTGTACATGATGCTAAAATGTTAGTAGATCTTGCCAAGGAACACGATTGCTATCACATATATTTAGGTGCTAACCATAGTTATAGTGCTACAAATTATGAATCATTGACCATCTGGGAGAGTATGGCTAAAGACTTGTTAGATTCTGGACTATGGGTTACCTTAGACATGGATGTTTCTTATTATAACGCTAGCCTCGATCTAATAGCATATCTCTGCGAATACAACAAATTCATATTGCAGGTATCAGTGAAACTTCCTTATATAAGCAATATGAATTACAATACCTGTGTCAAAATCGATGATAAGGATTTTGATGCTACTAATCCTGGAGTTTGGGTACATCAACTACACGATCTCATGGATAGATCAAAGTTCAACGATTGGTCAGTATATGGTCAAGATAAGATAATCAAATAAGGCAAAGGAAAAGGCAATGAAAGAAGATAAATCATGTGTAATACATCTAGATTGTGAATGTCACTCTCCGGAACACATCGTACGTTATAGTTTCTACGATTGGGGTACAGATGATATGCCTGAGTTTTTCGTAGAAGTACAAGCATGCCACTATCTCCCTTGGTACAAGCGAGTATGGGCTGCGATAAAATATGCGGTTGGGTACGATGGTGTAAAGTGGCACGATGCTATCATAAAACGCAAGGACGTTGATGTCTTGCAAAAGATGCTGTCTGATTATAAAATAGCATACGATACATATTTTGAGGAAATGAAAAAGAATGAAAAGTAGTTCAATGATCTGGGTCACGTTCACACAAGAAGGTGTGCATTGTTACCCGGCAGCAGTAACGGATCCCAAGCTAGCAACAGGTGACTGGGATGACGTCGCTTTTTTAGGTGTTCCACATAGACATATCTTCCATTTCAAGGTATACCTTGAGGTATTTCACGACGATCGAGATGTTGAATTCATACAGTTTAAGCGTTGGTTGCAGAGGCTCTATACTGTAGAAGGAGTGCTGCAACTAAACTACAAGAGCTGCGAGATGATCGCAGATGATCTATACGATCAAATCATCGCAAGATATCCAGATAGAGAAGTCTGGATCGAAGTCAGCGAAGATGGCGAAAATGGTTGCCTCAACAAGTACAGCAAGAACTAAGGAGAAGATAGTGGCTGCTAGATACCCTGATATCAAGAAGATATTTGACGAGCTCGACGTTTATAGAGATTTCTGTAGAGAATTCGGACATGTGTTCAATGAAGCACACCTATATGATCCGAGGACTGCTTATGGTCACTTTGAACGCTATCGCCGAGGACAGCGTGTAACCAATAACTGGAAAGAAGACCGGAGGACTTGGCTTGCCAACCAACGCCACCACTAATTGGATAGTAGAAATAGAAGAAGATCCAAAAACTGGGGAGCTCCTGCTCCCCTTTCCTCCTGACCTATTGAGCCAGATGGGGTGGACCGAAGGTACAGAACTATGGTGGGATGTGCAGGATAACGGTCAAGTCATAATAAGAGAGAAGAAGGAAAAAGATGACAGTATATCTAGTTGATCTCGAAGCTGTTGACACACGTTACACAAAACAATGGAAGGATCATCTTCCGCAACAGATGCGAGATGCTGGACTGGATGTTTACATTATCTCAGGCGGAGATGTACCGCAGGCAACTACGCCAGGTGCGTTCCTCAACTTCGCAGGCACTAACAGCTACAAGAGCCAACAGATGCTGAAGATAGCAGAATTATTTGCTAATGGATCTGTTAAAAATGGAGACTATTTCCTCTATACTGATGCTTGGAATCCTACTGTTATACAGCTAAAGTACATGGCCGAGCTGCTAGGAATCGAGATCAAGATCGGAGGGCTGTGGCATGCCGGCAGCTATGATCCTCAAGATTTTCTCGGACGTTTAATCGGAGACGTTCCTTGGGTACGCAATGCTGAATCGAGCATGTTCTATTGCTATAACCATAATTTCTTCGCCACGCAATTCCATGCTAACATGTTCCTCCGTAATCTTTTTGGGGTTGATGTGTTGTTTGGTGATGATGAACTCGACGAATGGAACACACAGACAAATCTAAACGGACCTAAGATTATGATAGTAGGATGGCCTATGGAATACCTAAAAGACATCCTGAAACCTTACATGTTTGTTGATAAAAAGCAAAAAATCATCTTCCCGCATCGCTTGGCACCAGAGAAGCAGCTGGAAATATTCAAGGACTTAGCTAAAGCTATGCCAGAATATGAATGGTTCGTAGCACAGGAAAACACCCTAACCAAAGACGAATATCATCAGCATCTAGCAGAAAGCAAGCTGGTATTCAGTGCTAATCTACAAGAGACGTTGGGAATAAGCGTCTATGAAGGAGCATTGGTAGGTACGCTGCCGTTGATGCCCGATAGGCTGAGCTACAGCGAAATGTGGGATGGTGCGGGGGTGAAATATCCTAGCGAATGGACTAAAGATTGGGACAGTTATCAAAAGAACAAGAACAATCTGATGGAAAAGATCAAGGGGTTGATGGAAACGAATCAACCAACCGACGTAAATGCTAGACTACACGCTAAATGGACTGGTATGGAATTTTTCGAAGGTAATGCTTTATATAAAGCAATTCTTGACTCTAGAACCTAAATAACCTATAATAATATTTTAAGCAATCCACTGCTTTAACATCGGAGAAAAAAATTGAGCATTTCAGAAACTATACGCAATCGCATAAAAGAAGACGGGGGCCGTTACTGGGCCGGAGATAATATTTCAAAATACATAAAACCAGAAGAAATTGATCCACTTATTGATGAGTTACATGCTCGGTTTGATGCTGTGTTAGATAGCTTGGTTATCGATCGTGAGAATGATCCAAACAGCACGGGCACAGGGCGTCGATTGGCCAAAATGTATGTCAGGGAGATCATGAGCGGTCGATATGACCCTGCTCCCGATGCTACTAGCTTTCCAAATAACAGCAACGAACCTTATGAAGGTATGCTAGTGGTGCGCAGCGAGCTTAAGAGCATGTGTAGCCATCATCATCAACCAGTAAATGGTGTATCTTATATCGGCATTATTGCTGCTAAGAAGCTTATCGGACTTAGTAAGTACACTCGCATCGCACAATGGTGTGCTCGTCGTGGAACACTCCAGGAAGAGCTTTGTAATGATATTGCGAGAGAGATCATGAAGGCAACAGATAGCAGCGATGTTGCTGTATACATACAAGCCACGCATGGTTGCTGTGAGAATCGAGGCATTATGGCACATAGCTCGCTAACACAGACCACAGTATTGCGCGGTGCTTTTTATAGCGATCCTGCTACCAAGAATGAGTTCTTTGAGAACATAAAGCTACAGCAAGGATATCTACCACGATGACATTTACAAATATCACAATGGCAACTGGAGCAGGCGGAGGAGGAGGAGGCGGAACTGGTACTTTTAACACCTCGTATGGGGCTGTTCCGCCCATTGGCACCGTATCTGTCACCAGCGGAGGGACTAGTTATCCCCTAACAGCAAATCCACAGACAGTTACTATCGGTGCTGTAGGTTCTGCTATAGGTTTGTCGTCGGGAACCGGAGCATTCATCACTTCAACCAGTAGTGGCCCTGTTTGGACTAATTATAATAATGCCAACATAATAATTAGTGGTGATAAACCAAAATTATCAACAGATAAAAATGAAATAGATCTAGACGAACTAGCAGAAACGATGTGTATCTTGCGCGAGCGTTTCTTGATCATCATTCCGGATTTTGAAAAGCATGAGAAATATGCTGCTCTTAAAAAGGCATACGAACATTATAAACTGTTAGAATCCATGGTCGTAGGAGAAAAGAAATGACCAACAAGATATACTATAATTGGAAAGATATAGAAAAGGCTGTAAACTCTATTGCTAGCCAAATTTATATGAGCGATTGGAAACCTGATTATCTTGTTGGACTTACACGAGGTGGTCTCAATCCTGCTGTCATGCTAAGCCATTATCTAGGTATTCCGATGCAGACTTTAAAAGTACAGCTACGTGACGGTGAAGAGATAGATTGCGATCATAACTGTTGGATGCCTGAAGATGTCGCTAATGCCACAAATGTCCTCATCGTTGACGACATCAACGACACAGGAGATACATTGGCCTGGATACGCAATGATTGGTTTAGCAGCGTAGCTGGGATGGATCCAGACCGCAACATGTGGTGGCACGAGCGTGTGAAGATAGCAGTGCTAGTAAACAATTTAGCCAGCAAGGAAAACGTTGACTTCTATGCTATCGAAGTGAACAAAGCCGAAGACGACTGCTGGATCGTGTTTCCATGGGAGGAGTGGTGGAAACGAGGACTTGACAGATCTGCACAAATACACTATATTAAAGACTAACAGGAATCATAGATAATGTTTGGAAAAAATGAGATTGTCGGACAAAAATATTTCAATGATGCTGGTGATAAGCTCTTTGTCACCAGTATTTTTTACACACTCCAAGGCGAAGGTCCATACCGAGGCGAGCCAGCAGTTTTCGTTAGACTTGCCAAGTGCAACTTGGCTTGCTCTTTCTGCGATACTTATTTTGATGGCGGCGATTGGTTATCTTTTGATGAGCTAGAAGCTAGGATATGGAATGTCGTAAACAATTATTTCGATGATCACGATGATATCATTCCAAACTGGTTTAGCCAAAAAGTCGGATTAGTAGTAACTGGTGGCGAGCCAATGTTGCAAAAAAACCTAGGTGCTTTCCTATATCATATAAAAGATCATTTTGCATGGACACAGATTGAAAGCAATGGCACAGTATGGCAGGATATTCCCAGTTCGACTACGTTGGTATGCAGTCCTAAATGCCTAGAAAAAGATGGCAAACCTGTCAAGTATCTGCGTCCCAATGCAGATGTTATGGAACGAGCCGATTGTCTCAAGTTTGTCATGAGTGCAGATCCAGATAGTCCTTACAGCAGCATCCCAGATTGGGCACATGAATATGCTAGCGTGGGCAGTGGCAAGCAGGTGTTTATCAGTCCCATGAACATCTACAATCGTGAGCCACAGAAGAGCAAGCAGATGCGTAGCACAAAGAACGATATCACCATCGAGGAACGCAGCGCCGTAGATGAAGTCATCAGTTTTTGGGAAGAAGGTCTGCTCGATATGAAGGCAAATCAAAGAAATCACGAATACACAGCACAGTATTGTGCGCAAAATGGATTCACCCTGAATCTACAGATACATTTATATGCTAGCTTGGCCTGAGGAGACATGATGTTAGATAAGTTTTTAAAGATGTTTGGTCAAAGTGTAAGTCCAAAAAAAGAAAACCAAGATCTCATATCAGAAAAAGATATGGCTACTGCACGTAAAGAACCTTATATAAGGGTCCTAGATACCAAAGTAGATAGAGCTAATCCAGCAGATGGTTATTTTGAGCTAGATTGGAACAGCTTTTTCATTGACGATTTGCGCAAAGCAGGTTATACTGGGGTTACAGAAGAAGAGATCGTTGACAAATGGTTCCGTGCATTGTGCCAAACTGTTGTCAACGAAGGTGAAGCAAACAGAGAAATCAGGATCATATGAACTACATCATAGTAGATACAGCTAATACTTTCTTCCGCGCTAGACATGTCGTGCGAGGTGACGCTGACATAAAGATTGGCATGGCACTACATGTTACACTGGCTAGCATCAAGAAGGCTTGGCAGGATTTCAAAGGCGATCATGTCGTGTTCTGCTTAGAAGGACGCAGCTGGCGCAAAGACTATTATGCGCCCTATAAGCGTAATCGCACAGAAGCACGAGCAGCTCTCACAGAAAAAGAAGCAGAAGAAGATAGGCTGTTTTGGGAGACCTTTGATAAGTTTAAAGAATTCATCACAGACAAGACTAATTGCACAGTCCTGCAGAATCCAAGACTTGAAGCAGATGATCTCATCGCAGGTTGGATTGAAAATCATCCTAACGACAATCATATTATCATCTCTACAGACAGCGATTTCGTGCAGCTCATTGCTCCGAACGTCAAGCAGTATAACGGCGTGCTAGAGACGACGACTACACACGAAGGTGTGTTCGATAAGAAGGGCAAGATAGTCATCGATAACAAGACAAAGGAACCAAAAGTAATCCCTAACCCCGAATGGTTGCTGTTTGAAAAATGCATGCGGGGTGATCCTACTGACAATGTTTTTAGTGCGTATCCCAAGGTGAGGAAGAACAAACTCGAAGAAGCATTTGAAGATCGCAAAAATAGAGGATTCGCTTGGAACAATATGATGTTGCAGCGTTGGGTAGACCACAATGGTGAAGAACATCGTGTGCTCGATGATTATGAGCGCAATCGTAGATTGATCGATCTTAAACATCAGCCAGATGACATCAAATACATCATCAAGCAGACTATTTCTGAGAAATCAGTAGCTAAAAATGTAGACCAGGTAGGCATGAGGCTGCTTAAATTCTGTGGATTGTTTGATCTAGTAAAGATCAGCGAACAGGCACAATCATATGCCGAACCGCTGAATGCAAAATATCCGGAGTGATAAAATGGAAATAAAAGCTAAACCAATCATAGATGGCAAGTTCTGGATCGTCGAAGACGCAGGAACACGCATCGGAACTCTACAGAAAGACGAAACTAACAAGTTCGTCCTAGTAGCCAAGAACAATAAGTCGATATTCAAGGATCTAAAGACCTTGGAGAAACAGTTTGGTAAGAACTTCTTCACTGTTTCTAAGAAAGAAGACATAAAGATCAATAACGAGATCTACGGTTTTGGTACTAACTGTGAACCGCATAACCCTATGTATGATGTTAAAAAGAAGCTGCCGCTGTTTACCAAAAGCGATGCTAGCAAGAGCGTTTACTGTGCAGGATACTATGCCATCCGTTTTGAAAAAGGATGGGTACGTAGTTTCTGTCCAAAGCTAATCACGGTACAGAGATATGAGTATAAAGGTCCATTCAAGACGGAGCTAGAGCTTAAACAGGTGCTTAGCAATGTCAACAAATAACATATCTACTCTGATACTAGAAGATTTCATAAACAAGGTCAAGATGGCCAAGCGTAGCAACAGCAAGGTCATAACATTACCCATAAACGAAGCCGAAGAGCTGTCCCATAATATGAATCTGTTATTGCTCCGACTGCTGGATAAGATGCAGAAAGAAGCAGTGAGAGATCAGCAGGACGTTATAGTAGTTGAGATGGATGGTGGTAATTTCAATGAAAAGCGATAAATATTATGTAATGAGCCGCCCTAAACCAACTATCATATTGGAATATACCAATAAGAAGAATTTTAAAGTTGATCAAGTTCTTGATGCCGAAGCCATCTGGGCAGTGTTCCATAAAGGTAAACCTTTCAATCTAAAGAGCGGTAGTCTAGTAAGCAACTATCCTGGTCCTAAATATAAGAAGACCAGCTTTAGCAATCCAGGTCATGCCATAAATCTAGCTAAAAAGCTAAACAAGCTGTTCAAGACAGATGATTTCCAGGTGGTCAAACTGACTGCTGGGGAGATCATCAAATGGCAAGCCTAAAAGAAAACCTCACACTACTATTCCTGCAGCAGGCAAATCTCCCCACAGATAAAGATACTGTAAAGAAATCAACAATAGCATGGTGGAAGAACCCGCGACAGAAGAAAGAAGGAGGTCTGACCCTCACTGAAGAAGGCTTCGATTTCCTCTCTAATACCCTAGGGCTGAAATCGTACAAGATACCTTTTCCGGATGATTTCGTTTTTACCACACAGGTAGTGTTATTCATGGACCAATTTATCGACTGTCCACATTTTTATACTAAGAAATCTATCTCTGTATTCAAAGAGGCGAAAGCAGTAGAACTGCTTCTCTTCTCCGGTGATGTTAGGAAATATGGATTAGCTAAAGCATTGGCTCGACAGCGCGAATTAAATCCTTAGAAAACTTTAAAAGTGCTTGACGCATATGCACAAGGTGCTATTATGTATTATAGACATTAGCAAGAAGGAGCAAAATAATGTCAGACTTGAGCACTCGCACTGTAAGCATTTCCGGCGCCAAAGCTGCTTTGCGCCATGCATTTAAAAAGCAGCGTCCATTGTTCCTGTGGGGACCTCCAGGTATTGGTAAATCAGACCTAGTCCATCAGCTGGGAGACGAGATGGAGAATTGCCACGTTATCGACGTCCGGCTTTCTCTTTGGGAACCCACTGACATCAAGGGCATTCCATATTTCAATGCTAACGACAACACGATGAGCTGGGCTCCTCCTGTTGAGCTTCCTAATGCGGAACTTGCCAGCAACTACAAAACCATCATCCTTTTCCTCGACGAGATGAACTCAGCGCCGCCAAGTGTGCAGGCTGCTGCTTATCAGCTGATCCTCAATCGTAAGGTTGGTACTTACAACCTCCCAGACAATGTGATCATCGTTGCCGCTGGTAACCGCGAAGCAGATAAAGGCGTTACTTATCGCATGCCTGCTCCGTTAGCCAATCGTTTCGTACACATGGAACTGCGTGTTGATTTCGAAGATTGGTTCAACTGGGCTGTTGAAAACAAAGTGCATCGCGATGTTGTTGGTTATATCAGCTTTGCTAAACAAGACTTGTATGACTTCGACCCCAAGACTGCGAGCCGTTCATTTGCGACTCCGCGCTCCTGGAGTTTCGTGAGTGAGTTGCTCGATGATGATATCAGCGAAGCAACGCTCGCAGATCTTGTGTCGGGGGCAGTCGGTGAGGGTACGGGCGTGAAGTTCATGGCACATCGCAAGGTTGCTGGACGCATGCCTAACCCTTCCGACATTCTTAGCGGTAAGGTAAAAGAGCTCAAGGTCAAGGAGATCAGTGCGATGTATTCGCTCACTGTTAGCTTGTGCTATGAGCTCAAGGATGGCGCAGAGAAGAAGGTAAAGAACTGGGACGAACAGGCAGATAACTTCTTCCGCTTTATGATGGATAACTTCGAAACTGAGCTAGTTGTTATGGGTGCTAAGGTCGCACTTACTAACTATGACTTGCCGTTAGATCCCAGCAAACTCAAGAACTTCGATGAATTCCACGATCGCTTCGGCAAATATGTTGTCGCTGCTAATCAGTAAAAAACCAGCTGCGGGGTAATAGTGCTCCGCAGCTATTCCACATATAGAGGTAAACCATGAAAGAATTTTTTGGAACGATCGGAATGATCGTATTTGCTGCTTTGATAATCTTTGGTATCAGCTACGGTGGCTATCAGATGTATGCGTTCTTTGCGCCTCGCTATCGCGCAGTAGATAACCAAGTGTTCAAACAGAGTGAACAGTACAACGACGGTATGGTTCGCGATCTAGAAAACCTGCAGATGGAATATGTGAAAGCAAACGATGAACAGAAGGGCGCAATGAAGGCGATCATCTTGCATCGCTTTAGTGTCTATCCTGAAGAAAAACTGCCAGCCAATCTGCGTAACTTTTATGACCAATTGAGGAATGGACAATGAACAAAAGAATCTTACTACCTATTGCTTTAGCGTTGGCTGTTGCAGGTTGCGATGCTCAAGATTCTAGCACACAAATCGAACGCAAGAAGCAAGAAGAACTGAGCTTACAGTCTGTTACACAGGTTGGAATGCCAGCTATCACTAACTTTGCTGAGAAGCGTATGCTTAAGGATATCATCGAGCTACGTGATAAGATGCAACCTACTTACACATACTTGGCGGGAGAACAGCAAGGAGTGATCGGAGAAAAGGTCTGTGACAGCCTCGGATATGGTATTAGTGCTGCTACACAGTATACCAATCCACAGAAGATCGCCGATCGTTATCAAAGCGGATATGCGATCCTTCCACAAGCTGATCCAAATGGGTTGTTTAGTCCAGCTTCAACAGAAGGTACTTGGGTGATGTGTAAAGTTCCAGGATCTGATAAGATCGCGCCACAATACATCGAACCTCGTGTTATCGTCCTCACTTTCCCAAAAGACTCTCGCAAGTAAGCTTGACAGCATCGTAATAGATGCTATTATAAGTGTATAAACAAAGGAGATAGAAATGACTACAGATGTTGCTACACCGCCGCGTATCGCAAGCAAAAAGATCGAGGACAAACTCATCACTGCCCGAGTTGGACTATTGCTTCGTCATAGTTTCTTTGGCAATCTCGCTACACGCTTGCGCATGGTAGATTGTACAGACGATCCGTACATCAATACTGCTGCAACAGACGGTCGTCATTTCTATTTCGATACTACCTTCGTTGATAAACTGAGCCCGAAGCAAACAGAATTCTTGTTCTGCCACGAAGTACTCCATAACGTATTCGATCACATGGGACGGCGTGGTTCACGCAATCCTGATATCTGGAACATCGCAGCAGACTATGCTATCAACCAGATCCTCGTAGATGATAAGATCGGTGACAAGATCACGCAGATAAAAATCTTCCAGGATAACAAATATCGAGGCAAGAGCGCCGAAGAGATCTACGATATCATCTTTGAAAAATATGATCTCAAACAGTTGCAGGCTCTCGGCGAACTGCTCGATCAACATCTCGATCCTGATAAGGACAACGGCGAAGGTGACGGTAAGAGCAAACGCAAGAAATATTCAAAAGAAGAACTGCGCAAGATCCGTGATGAGATGAAAGAAGCTATGATCAGTGCTGCACAGAGTGCCGGTGCTGGCAATATCCCAGCAGGTGTGCGTCGCATGATCAGCGAGCTTACTGAGCCTAAGATCGATTGGCGCGAGCTACTAAAACAACAGATCCAGAGTACTATCCGAAATGATTACACATGGATGCGTCCTTCACGCAAAGGCTGGCACACCGGTGCTGTGTTGCCTGGCATGAACTACGACCAGACTATCGATGTAGCGGTTGCTATTGATATGAGTGGTTCTATCAGTAACAAACAGGGCAGAGATTTCCTCAGCGAGATCAAGGGGATCATGGACCAGTTTAAAGACTTCCATATCAAACTTTGGTGCTTTGACACTAATGTTTACGATGTAGTTGATATCACAGCAGACAACATCCAAGATTTCGAAACATATGAACTCAGAGGAGGCGGTGGTACAGACTTTGATGCTAACTGGAAATTCATGAAAGAAGAGAACTTTGTTCCTAAAAAGTTCATCATGTTTACAGACGGTTATCCTTGGAGCAGCTGGGGTGATCCAGACTACTGCGACACGGTATTCATCATCCATAGCCCAGAAAATATCATTCCACCGTTTGGTACATATAGCCATTACGAGTTTAAAGAACGATGAGAGAGTTTAAAGTAAACGCACTAAACCTACTGGGTGGGAGGAGATTGGATTTCCTCCCACCACACTTTAAATCAATTGAGATATCAAACTTTGTGACTCCTGAAGTCGATAATTGGATCATGACGAACTTGAGAGGTCGTTATTTTCGAGGCAAGACAACCAAACTGGATAATAACAATCAGATCATAGAATGCTATGTTATCGCTTTTGAAGATCCAAAAGAAGCCACATTTTTTATCTTAAACAACGTTGGCCAAAAATAACTCGATGTTTTAAAGATCTTGATTATATAGTATAGTAATGTCAACGAAAGGAAATTACATGACCGACGATACTACAGCAAACACGAATACTGCCCCAGAGGCTCCTGCCGATGATTCAGCAGATTTCACTGTAAATGATCTTTCTGCTATCAAGAGCATCATCGACGTAGCTAGCGCACGTGGCGCTTTCAAACCAAATGAAATGGTTCCTGTAGGCACTATCTATAACAAGCTAGAAAAGTTCCTAGCAGCAGCACAGCAGGCGCAGCAGACCAATGCTTAAACACATCGGAAAGATGAAGCATAATGGGGCTAAGGTGTGCGTAGTCTATCGCACACTCCCCGGAGATGCTTTTAGCGCATTGGTCGTAGGAACTTCTAGCCTCAGTGATGTTTACCACAACACACTTATGAGCGAACTAGAGTCTCCTCTTGGACAGCAGGCAAATGAGCTAGGCGATCACCTAAGCAACCGTTACTTCCAGGATGGAACCAACATGTTGGAACAGCTGCATCGCACAGGTAAGCTGATAAAGGTCAGTACATCTGATGTGAGCATGATACCGGCAGCAGGTGCAGAAGTTAGCCTAGATGAGCTCAATGTTATCATAGCTGAACAGAAAGGTGTGACCCTAGATGATCTGTCTATCAAAGACGACATGCCTCACGTAAAGCACAAGACCAAGACAACAGATGTTGAGATCAAAGATCTATCTAAAGCATCTGAAAAGTCCGAAGTAACTATCACTGATAGCACTAACATTATAACAGAGAACAAGGATGCTAAGTTCTACAGGAGCGAAGCAGATAGACTCTATAAAGAAGCAGCAAAACTAAAAAAAATAGCGGACGAAATGGATCCGCCTAAGAAGAAGGTTACTAGTGCCGCGAAAAACAAGGAAACCAATTGATCAGAATCTAATAGATCAATGGCCAGAAATCCTTGAAGATATAGATCTTTCAGCTATTCCTGTAAACTACCTACACAGCATAGTTGTGACTTTTAATGATGGTGATTCTTGGGAGATTGTTCTTAGGAAAGAAGATCGCGAAAACGAAACCGATTGGTTTTCCGAAACCATGAGCGAGATGTTTCGCAACTATAGAGATAAGATACAGCATGTTGATTTCCGCCTCGACGTTGAGAAACTGCGGAAAGACATCACCAAGAGCACAAGAAAGTTTTTGAGGGGGAAAAAATGACATTACGTTCCGACATAGATTTTGAAAAAGATAAGAGCTATGTCCCTGTATTAGATCATGGATTTGTTGGCCTAGTAGATCACATGGGCAGTGATGATGCTATAGTCAGAGCTGCCCGTGTTAGCTACGGAGAAGGCACCAAGAAAGTGCAGGGAGATCGCGGCCTGATACGCTATTTGATGCGCCACGAACACACCACTCCGTTTGAGATGTGTGAAGTTAAATTCCACCTAAAGCTGCCGATCTTCGTGATGCGCCAGCTTGTTAGACATAGGACAGCCAGCCTAAATGAGTATTCAGCACGTTACTCGGTCGTTACGGACGAGTTCTATATACCCGAACCGGACAGCCTCAAGCCACAGAGTACAACCAATAAACAGGGTCGAGAAGGTGACCTCACAGACGAACAGAGAGCACACATTATCGCGGATCAGATCGAGCTCTGGGATAGTGCTTACAGTATCTACCAACAACATATCGACGGTATTGGGTTGGCTAGAGAAACTGCTAGATCGATCCTCCCGGTAGGTGGTTATACAGAGTGCTATTGGAAAGCTAACCTAAAGAATTTCCTGCATATGGCACGTCTGCGCATGGATAGCCATGCACAGTGGGAGATACAGGAGTTTGCCCGTGCTATGTACCTGCTTGCTAAACCATTTTTTCCTCTAGCCTGTGAAGCTTTCGAGGACTACTCAGTCAATGCTGCCAAGGTCAGTGCTCTAGAGATACCGCTACTCAAGCGTCTCATCGATAAAGAAAAATGGGAAAATCTCCTTGAAGATTTCCGTAACGAAGCAGGTATCGCTACGAAATTTGATCTAAGCAAGCGCGAACTAGATGACTTCAAACAGAAGTGGCTAGGCATATAACAATCCTGGATAAATAAAAGATATATCCAGGAGTTAAAAATGCCATTTTTAGTAAGACGCGGTACTGATAGTCAGAGATTGACGATTACACCAGCCCAGGGTGAGATAATATATACCACCGATACCAAAAACGTATTCGTAGGAGATGGCACTACGCTAGGTGGTAATCAAATAACAGGAACTTTTGCAGGTGGTACGCTTAGCTCAAACCTGAACACATCTACTTTCTCAATCACTAATGGAAGTTCTTTAAGTATAAATGGGGCCACTGGAGCTGTTTTAACTACTAATTTATCTTTAAGCAACAACACAATTAGCATTACTGACGGGCATTCTTCACTCAATGTACAGTCTCCCGGACTTACTATTTCAACATTTACAGGTATTACTTCTGGTTCTCCTTCTGGTGTGCCTTACATAACAGTAGCAGCATCAAGGGGGACTATATCAGCACCAACTACTACCAATCAAGGAGATATTATATCTGGTATCGCGTTTAGAGGATACACTGGCAGTCAATATACCAATGTTGCATCCATTGTCGGTGGTTGGTCAGATACTTCAACCCTAACTAATAGTGCACCAGGTTCTCAACTAAGAGTCTTTACAGGAAATAACGCAGGCGGATATAATACGTTTATTTTTAATTATAACGGAGTGTTTTCTGCTCCTGTGATGCAAACGGGATCATATGCTGGTTCTGCAGGATATCCGGCATCTCCATCTGCTGGAATGATTATATTTGATAGTTCAAACACTCATTTTTATGGGTACAATGGCAGTGCTTGGAAACAGTTAGATAATTAAAAGCCAAACATAATATAGTCAATAAATACCGAATGAAAATAATCGATCGGAATTGTTTACATAAAGATCTAATAGTGACAGCATTGTCTATGACGGATAAAAAATTATCTGTCATAGACGATAATATAGGAAATATCAAGAAAACAGTAACACACTATGATGATATCATAAAATCAATCGATCATGCTAAAGAATATCTAATTAATGTAAAAAAATGCAGGCCCGGTCAAAAAGTAATATTTTGTATTTGGTTCTGGCCAGATTATATAACATGGTTTTATGCATGTGCTGAATTAGGCCTAACATTTGTTGTTTCCGATTATCCTCAATCAGATATAACTATTAAAAAGCTATCTATCTATGGAGAGATTGATTATATTATACAAGATGGTAGCGTTCCGTTATTTGAGAAGTTTTATCCAGACAAAATCTTAAATATAAAAGATGCATATGAATACAATTATTCTGGAAATCCTACGCCTACATGGGCTAAGGAAGATGATATTATATTATTAGCAACAAGTTCAGGAACAACGGGTACTCCTAAAATAATAGAAAACACACACAGTTGGTTTTATGATACAATAGAAAGAGAAAAAAAAGTTTATCAATTAAAATCTGAAGATAGATGCTTCCATTCTAAAGGATTACATCATGGAAGCGTATGTACAATATATTTCTTACCTGTCATGAAATATTGTGCGCATCATTATCATGCTCCTTTTAAATTCATGCAATATGACTCAAGTAAATTCATGGATGCAGAAGGTCCCATGATCTGTAAATGGATAGAATTATTCCAAAAAGAAAAAATAAACAGATGTTTGATGTTTTCTGATCAATTAGAAATTTTGAACAATTTTTTAAAGATCGAAGATAAGCAACACGACGATTTAATTATCTATGCTTTATCAAAAATTAAACAAGAAGAAATAAACAATCTAGTGGGGAATTTTGGTTATAAAATAGTATCGATCTTTGGAGCAAATGAGATAAAAGGATTTGTTTTTTTACCAGAAATAACTAAAGATAATTATAAGAGTTATAATCCTTCATTTATGGGAAAAACTTTAGATAACTTTTATAAAGTACACATAGATAATGAAAATTATATCATTATCGAAATGCCGGATGGGTCTAGAATAAAGACCGGAGACAAGTTTAAAATAATAGATGGAAATTATTATTTCTTAGGAAGAGATAATGTCTATAGAATAAAAAATAAGACTATCTATATAGATTTATTAAATGAAGTTATAGAAAAGACAATAAATTTAAAAAAAGATATAGATTTTGATATTATAATAGACAGTGAACAAGATAGTATCTATATAAGGTTAAATGAAAACAAAGATTTAGATTATATCAATCATAATATACAAAAAATGTTAGCAAGCGATGTATATAATATATCAAAAAAAATAATATCGCCGAGATCTAATTTCTTTGCCGGAATTAAATTTGATCCTGAAGCTATCAGGATACTTTGCCGACAAAATTAAAAAAAATAAGAATCTTTGAGAGATATTTTATCTTTAAACCAATCGTAATCGATTTCGCCAAATAATCTCATCGTAATTCTAATTCCTTTTGCTTCAGGAACTGCATGTGGTACAGAATCGTTGAGTAACATAGCATTACCTGGTATTTCTACCCATCGATCTTCTTTATCAATATATACTCTACAGACTGTATCAGCTGTTTGTGGTATTAAACTCAATCCAAGTGTATGTTCATAATCAGTTGGATCATCCCAATCAGTGTGTATCTTACAGGGAATATTTGGAAAATAAACTACCCTCACTGTACCTAATTTATTAAATGGTAATTCTTCAATAGCCTTTATTGTGTAGGGAATATCTAATAACTCATTCCAAGACCACGATGCTATATCGGCAGATTTGGCACCCCTATAACTATAAGTAGTTGGTTCTGTACTTTCTCTTAGGAATAAAGAATATGCCGTATATCCGTCATAGGAAAAAGGAACACACGCATTACTAGACATAGATCTAACTAATTCTTTAGACATCTGTGCATAATCAATATCGAGATTTAGTGATGCTGCTATTATTCTCTTATAATCCATGTCAGGAATATTTATTACAGTCAATAAATAACTTTTAGAAAATATCTTAAAAGCTAACCGTCGCACAGGAATACAAAATGTTGTCAAACATAAATACTCAACCAAGATAACGATCAGATTAAGAAAATAATTTCTATCTCAAATAATATCAAAGACTACATAAATGTTATTATATCACCAATAATTCCAAGTTATTGGGCAATATGTAAAGATTACCCAACAGATCATCAATTTTTATTACTAGATGAACAACTAAATGTAGACCGTAAAATAGATTTAAAATGGAGCAATATATGTAATATTTTTCCAGAATTAGAAGAACTTTTATTAGATGCAGGATTAGAACCATTTATAGGAATAACATACGCTAGCAATTTTGAAAAACATAGACATATACATTCTAAGAATGCTCGTTGGAATATATGTATAATAAGAGAAACTAGTGATCCGTCATATGTTGAATTTTACGACATAAAAGATGAAAATCTTAGACTAAAAGACGACGAGTTGTTTAATATTAGAGAGTTCGGATCTTTAGATTCGTCTATAGAAACTATAGTTTTAGATAGTTTTCTTGTATCGCCTGGAGATGTTTATGCATTTAATGTCGAAAAATATCATTCTCTGCGAAATAATGATGAAAAAAATAAAGCAATGTGTTTTATATTCTATTTAAAAGATAGTAACTCTAATAATATAAACTATCTAACGCAAAAATTACTATAAATTTCTAAATAATATACCGCTTTTGAGTAAATTTAATTTCTCCGATGGTACATTCTTTGGTATATATGCGTTCATTCCATTACCAAATTCCCAATAATATCTGTCATCTTTTTCTTTTAAATCTCTAGATGATATAGAACGAACAAAATAATTAAGTGTTACTCTAGGATATTCTCTAGAGCAAAAATCATGCCAAGTAATATCACTTTCTCCACAAAATAACATAGCACTATTTGGTTTCCAACTTATTTCTTTAACTAGAGAATCTCGATCTTTTGATTTGTATAAAAAAGTCCCGGTACTGTTTTCCGGATAGAGGTAAACTACAATACTTATTGTCTTATCACTAGATTCATCATGTATTTTTTGGTAACCAGTATTAGGAGGTAATATATGAAATGTTGGAAAAGAAACATATTCATTATGTTTATAATGATTAGGATATAGATTTGTTATATCTGTTATATGATCTAATATTTCTGTATTACTTTTTAGTATAATATCAAAAACGTCATCACCAATTATATCTAACACCTCCGCCAACGTTAAACAATCGTTAGATGTAATAGTTTTATCTCTATATGTTTCTTGTAATTTTTTAGAAGCATCCCATATTTTTTTAAAATCACTCTCATCAAAAAATTTATCTATAATTTGATGTTTCCATGGATCTGTTATCATCGGTGATTCTAAAATATTTTTTATCATACATAATCCTGATCTGGAAAATCAAATGCTATTCTATGTAACAATCTAGTAGCGATTCCTTCAAATGGCCAACGCTTATGGATACCTAACCATTGTTCTGCAATAACAACATCGCCGTCATCCCAATCATGATGATAACAATATTTCTCTTGTATAGTATGTTCAGCTAATGGATCCATTATTTTTCTGCTTTCTTCAACAGACATTCTCTTAAAATGACTCATTTGTAAAAATGGGAAAAACAATCCTGTCTTCCCTGCATTGTTTGTATGTACTATATTTGGTGTATATGTATCAACAGGAATACCATCTCTTTCATCCTTCAATGAAAGTCCTGTCATACATATTATTTGCAATGTAGATAATTTATCTTTCATTTCCTGACTTAGATCATTATAAGACATTATATTATTATTCCAAGATGTCCTAGATCCTTTTGTGCCCTTTACACCGTATAACCATATGATGGGAGATCGAGTCTCCTTCTGTGGTTCATTACAATGCCATAACATTTCGTCAACATAACCTGCTATGCCCGGAAATCCATGTTCGTTTAGCTCGCCAGTAACTCTCTGTATAGTTCCCCCAGTGCCTTCTACCCAAAAATGATGATTATTTGGATCGTGTTCTCTTATAAAAGGCTGTGGATTTTTAAACATATTAGCAATACGCAATTCATCATCTATTGTTAGTGATTGATTTTTAGCTACTACGCAAGTATTATTTGCTATCAGCTTAGCTATTTGATTTATATCTTCTTGCGTCGCTGTTTTAAAATCAAAATTATCTAAAATAACCGTCCATCCATTGTCATGTAAATGGTATTGCATGTGCTTTCCCTCGCTATCTAAAGATATTTATTGACGGAAAACAAGCTGATAAATATTTCAAAAGGAGCAACATTTGGTAGTCGCAAACGAATATGTGATAGAATTGCCGGAAGTCAAATATGATAAATTAAAACTAAAAGAAATATGCGATTCGGCAGATAATTGGGATACAAAATCAGTATCTGTTGATAAGAAAGATACTATGTATTACGTGCTTTCTGGCGATATAATCATGGAAAATGATTATATCAAAGAACTAATTTCAATCTTTTCACCTGCTTTAAAAATTGTAAGAGCTGAGATACTCAGAATGCCACCCGATGGTGGATTAGATGCACACCTAGATGCAGTTAGACAAGCTGTTATTATATTTCCGATACAGCCGGAAATATTTGCTCCTATCTATTATGCTGAGGGGACTTATCAAAATCCAACAAAAATATTATATGAACACTATTATAGATGTCCTACTATAGTCAATGCACAAATACTGCATGGTGTTAGAAATGATTTAAACACCAGAGATGCTTTACAAATTTCCCTATTAGCACCTTGGGGAGATATTTTAAAATTACACGCTGAAGGTAAAATACTGTCGTGAAACATTTTTTTGAATCAGAAGCTCGATTTTTAAAATTAGATATCGATTTCCCTCATAAAGAAATGCTAAAAGAAGCAAATAAATTAAAAGACAGATTTGTATATCACAGAAGTGACGATTCAAAGGGCTGGAAATCTCTAACATTATACGGGTTAGGAGAAGACAAAACCGGCGGTTGGAAAACATACGGATACAGCAGTGGACAAGATGCGGACAAAGATATGCACTGGACAAAAGCAGCATACGAATGTCCAACTACACATGATTTTTTCTTAAATAGATTTCCCTCTAAACATTATGGTAGGGTTAGATTTATGCTATTAGAAGCCGGTGGTTACATCGGATTACACAGTGACGGTAATACACGATTATTAGAAAACATAAACCTGGTATTAAATAATCCTGAAGGGTGTACATGGTATTGGGGAGACGATCATCCTAATCTAGAAATGAACGACGGTGATGCATTTACTATAAATGTAAGTTATCATCATCGTCTTGTCAATACAAGCAACCAAGATAGATATCATATCATAGTGTCAAGATATGATTCTACTGAAGAATGGAGGAAAATTATAGACGATGCTGCTAAAAAAGCTAACATACACGGAAGATACATTACACTAAACGATTTACCGTAAATAACGATATACTAATGTTCTATCTAATCTAATATTTTATTAGAATACCATTCGTTGAGATGCCATGCTGGCGATTTTAAAAAGTTAATATCAGTTAAATTATATTCCGATACTTTACCTAACAAAATCCTGTCTCTATCAGAAGAAAAACCATCAGCTGCCCTAGTAGTCAACATCAATATAATTTCTGGATTTTTATCTTTCAATTTTCTTATTAATCTATTCTCACATGCTATACGATATTTTACACTTTGAGATTGAGATCCAGAAACATAATTAAAAAGATTACTTAGATTTATTAAAGTTTTTTTGTTAGGTTCTATCCAATCGATATCATAATTTGAAGTATAATCTATCAATTCAAAATCATATTTTAGCTGGCGTATTTTATTCCAAATTTCATGCCAGGAAGTAAATTTTGAAACAAATTGATTCCATTGACTGTCAACTTCTCTAATATAATCTTCATTTAATTCTCTAAATCCATTTGGTAATCTAGGAATATTTTTCTTATAAAAATCTGTATAATCTTTACCATCCCAATTCCTAATCATTTTTTCCATAAAAGTTAAACAACTTAAATTTATATCAGTAAAAACTACTCTAGTATCTAAATTGTAATCTAATAATATAAGATTTTTAATCCAATTAAACCCAATACCGACTGTTATATACTGCTCAACAGGTCCGTCAAAATCTATCCTATCTAACACTCTATCAGAATTCCATCCTGCAAAAAAATTATTACAAAAGAATTGATCATAAAATACTTCTGGAATATGCTTTATAAAAACATGATTATATTCATAATAAAAATACCGCTTATTATTGCGTATTTTTTCTCCTAGATCAACCAATGTTTTTCCATTGTGCAGAGCCTCGGCTAAGATATTCCACCCGTGTGATTTTCCTGTATATTCTTTTAGTATGTTTCCGGGTTTTATATATGTTGGTATTTTTTTCTCACCATATAAAAAATCAACACTTTTTTCTGGAAGGAACTGTGTATGTTTATCTTCTGTTGCTTTACCTATATCGGGACAACCTAAGGATCTGTATTCTAATAAATTGACTATATAAAACTGATGATGTAATTCATAATAGTATTCTTCTCTATCTAATATATGTCCAGCTAGGAAAAAGTCTTCTTTGCATTTGTCTTCAATTGCTTGGAATATTCGATCAGATCTTTTAAAAGAAGTTCCTGAGGCGATTACTACTGCATATCTATAATCCTCTGCTGATCTTAAAAGATCGTCTTCGTCGCTTCCTATAAAAATATCATAACTATGTTGATTGATCTTAAAAATCATAAAATCTGATAGATTCTTTGATATTTCTCTAGACCAACCATCTTGACAGGAATCATGATTATCGACTATGCAAAATAATATATCTTTTTGGTTCTTTTTTATGAATTTATCAACCATATTACTTCCACCTTGGATACTTGTTTATGGTTTCCCAAAATGCATCTGGGAAAAATTGCCAGACTGTTTGCTGTGTTCCCCTGTATTGCATGTCTTTTATTCGTCGCATCTGTCCGGTTTTTTCCATTTCTGGTCCAAATATGCGATGTACAAGACGCTGTGTTCCGCTTTCGTTTTCGTTAGAAGTTATGTATAAACTGCTGCCTTTTGGTACCCATTCCAAACACGCAGGTATTAAAAACTGCGATGTTACATTCTGGTGTGTCACAATGCCCTTTACTGTCCTAAGCCCACCGATACCGACAGCATCTTCTATCCTATCTGCACTCCTAGGTAACAGATCTGAAAACACACAGGTCCTAGCAGCTATCCTGTAACAATTTTCACCCATCTCATCAAATGAATGCGCTGCTACACTGCCTACTGCATTATCATTATAGTATAATATCCAAACTTGCTTTTCTCTTTCGTTCTTAAAACTGTCAATCAACATCTTCTGGCTGGCATTGTTTACGAACCCTTTTGCAGCTGCAATCGCATAAAATCTTGACAAATCTAGATCTTCTGTCCAAGTTATTATTTTATACATTGTCTAGATTTAATACCTTATCTATGAAATCATTTGGATAATTATTTCTAAAACTTTCCCAACACAATCTATTCATCGTTTTCCAAGGCTGTGGTTTATCCCATTCAATACCTAATGTCTTCAAATTTTTCCTTATCTCATCTTGTCGTGTAGTGTGTATATGACTCTCAACTTCTTTTATGCTGATATTTTTTTCGTTTTTATAATACGTGAAAAAGTAATTGATGCTTTTCAATCTTCCGTTGATGAGGAAATAACTGCTGGGGTGCATAGAATACTTACGCAATCCTAAGCTACTATGGGCGTTTATTATAACTATCATCTGCTCTTGCCAATCAGCTAATACACCATCAAAATTACATTTTCTGTCCAAACTGCGTTGCCAAAAATCTGATCCATCAATCCTTAGATATATTTTCCTTTCCTTGTAATCTATATCAAGTATCTCAGGCACTAAATCAGGATAATTTTTTTGCATGAGGGAGAGAAATTTTACCTCTCTCTGCCATTTTTCATCCATTTTTTCTGGATCAACTACCTGATTTTGACCTTTATGATATACTCCGTCGTTGAAGTACCACTGCACAAAAGTTTTCTTATCGTGGCTTATCAGGCTAGTATAGATTAGATTATTGCGACATAATCCTTTCCCAGGAACATCATTGTAGTAGTATTCATAATCCATACACATAATTATCCAAGAAAAATTGCAGCAATTAAATTCTTTATAAGTAATCAATGTCCATCATCCAAGATACTGTGTCACTATGTGAGCATTGCTATAGACATGTTCCTGCAACACGTTTTGAGAGAGATAACAAGATGTGGTTAGGTAAAACATGCAGCGAGCACGGATATCACGAGACACTGATAGAGATAGATTCCGATTTTTATAAAAATCAGGCATACGAAAAGAGGAAACCTAGCTCATACTGGCTCGATATCACTAATAGATGCAACTTAGATTGTCCGCATTGCTATCAAATTCCAGTGAATAGTTCACGGGACCCATCTATAGATTCTCTATTAGAGAAGATACTGTCATGGCCGGATGATGGATTACCGGTATCTCTCGTGGGGGCCGAACCAACTGTGAGGAGAGATCTTGCTGATCTCATACTGGCTATACAGCAGTTGCCCATCAAAGGAAGAGATATCGTTATAGTAACTAATGGTATAAATCTAGGGAAGCTAGCATATGCACAGAGATTTAAGGATATAGGAAAACTACATTGGACTATAGGACTAAATCATCCAGAATACAACGGCGGAGTTATAAGAGAAAGACAGATGCAGGGTGTAGAAAACTGCATCAAATTGGGATTAAAAATAAAAAACTTCACATATACGCTAGCTAACCTTGAACAGTTAGATTATGTTCTAGAAGAGATGCAAGATTTTAATAAAAAAGGTATCTGCGACAATGCAAGGATACAGGTTGGTGTAGATATAGGAAGAACACCTTTGGAGAAGCACAGAGAATACTATCTTTCTGAGCTCGTGCAGGCAGCTAAAGATCTGTGTATAACTAAAAATTGGACTTACGAAGCATCAAATGTTGAGGGGAATCGCACACATTATGCTGTGAAAATAAATGGCGTAAGGCATAAACTGATCAAATGGTGTGATGTAAGGACTATCGATCTAGAGGAAGTACAGTCAGAATCGTGGGCAGACCTTCTCTCAAACAAGCCAATGTCAACACTGCTCCATCAGGTAATCCTAAGAGATCGTGCTATCAACAATAATCTGCCATTGTTAGATACTATACCTGAGAAATACCAGAGGAGCTACAATGGATAGTGTCAAAGATACTGTAGGCTTATGCGAACACTGCTACAGGCACGTTCCGGCTAAGAGATTTGTAAGAGACGACAGCATCTGGCTCGGCAAAGAATGCCCCGAACACGGATATAGCGAGCATCTGGTAGAACCAGACGCTGAATTTTATCTGAACTATGATTACGTTAGACGACCTTTGGAACACTATCTGCTAGAAGTCACCAACAAATGCAACCTAGCCTGTCCACACTGTTACCAGATGCCCAATAATAGATCAAGAGATCCTTCTATAGAGAGTCTGATCAAGCTGATAGATAGATGGCCCGATGACGGATTTTCGATGTCTCTCTGCGGAGCAGAGCCTACCGTTAGGAAGGATCTGCCGGAACTAATCGTAGCTATCAGGAACATGCCTAGGAAATTTAGGAGGCTAAGCATACTAACCAACGGTGTAAATTTATCTGATTACGAATATGCGAAAAGCTTCCGAGACATAGATCAGCTATGGTGGACGGTAGGATTAAATCATCCAGACTATCAGGGAGCCGCTGTGCGTAAAAAGCAACTACAAGGGATGAAAAATTGCGAAGATCTAAATATGTTTATAAAAAATATCAGTTACACGCTATATGATATGTCACAGCTAGAATATTGTCTGCTAGAAATACAGGAATTTGGCAAAGAAAAATGCCAACAATATAGGATACGCTGCGGTGCTGACATAGGCAGGACACCGGGTGGGCCAAAGATATTCTTATCAGATTTAGTCAAAGAAGTTAAATCATTCTGTAAAAAATACGACTGGAGTTTTGAACAAGAATATACCCAATCAAACAGGTCACATTTTTCAGCCTACATAAATGGGTTGTGGGTCAAAATCATACAGTGGCCCGATGTTAGGACTTTAGATTTATCTGAGGTACAGACAGAATCTTGGTCAGACATATTATTAGGAAAGCCATTGTCACCGTTAGTGCATCAGGTGATCTTACGAGACGGTGCTGTAAATAAAGGGTTACCACTACTAGACACTATACCAGAGGAGTATATAAACAACTATGGCAATACGAGGAATAGGTAATATTCCATACATTGATATGGAGAAATATTTAGATATGGATGCGTTTGATGCGATGCAGCCCGAAATCATCCGTGGATTCGCTGAGGCGAGAGAATATGCTAAAGAAGGCACATGGATGAAACCAGGATTTGAACTAAAGGATATGAGCTATAGGCATAATTGGAAACCTGTTTACCAGGCTATGGAAGAGTTTATAGCACTACCCGACGACGATCCTATCAAAAAGGGAGGTATTGATCTTTTCAAGGATATCAAAAATTATAAGCAGAGGAATAAATTTACTCGCTACATAAAGATGGCGCTAGGTGCTTATGATCCGTATATCTATTATTTCTTATGGGAGGAGGGCAGCTGGGATGATCGCACAGCGGCTCGTAGGCTGACCGAGGAAGCTGCTTATTTTCCAACTGTAGTTAGATGGGTTGAGAAAATGATCACAGATGATATATTTGAACACATCGGTCGCGTGATCTTCTTCCATTGCGAAGCAGATGGGATTCCCTTTGAACACAGGGATCTAGATGCCAAGAATGGTGTTTTTAGCAAAGACTACTATACACCTCACCGGAATGAATTCATACACATACGGCCAAATACTAAAAAAGCATTTTATGTATGGGACCCCGATGATAAAAACAAGATATACCTAAATACTAGGGCAGCATGGTGGAACGACCAAGACTTCCACGGCGGTGAGAAGATCATAGAACAGAGCTATAGCCTTAGGATAGACGGTAAATTCACAGAATCTTTCCGTAAAAAATTAGGAATATCTCATTTGGAGTCATACTAATGATTTATCTAGGAAACATAAGAGAATGGATTACAGCTGAGATGATGGAACACCTAGAAAAAAGTGACGGAGATACTACCCCAGTCTGGCAACCAGAACGATGGACCGGTCGTCCCGAATGGGAAGAAGCTCGAGAGAAGGCTAGACCTGGTTATGCACATCGCAATCACGATTTCCAGCAATTTAATTCTAAATCAAGAGACATGCAGGATTTTAAATTTTCTCTACCAGATATCCCTGGAGACGATCGCGAAAAACTTTGGTGGTTTGTCAAATTATTGCCCGGACAAATGCAAGCTATGCATTTTGATCCACATCTAATAGAAACCCCAAATCCACAGCGTTATACCGTCTTTATGCAGGATTTCCAACCTGGACATATATTTGTATGGGATAACAAGATGATATCAGACTATAAAGCAGGTGACCTGTATAGATGGTCAGACCCTATGTGCTACCACGGATGTGTAAACATAGGTTATAAAACACGTTACACTTTCCAAATAACAACTTATGGCAACTGATATCCTAATAGATGCAACATAAATTTTGGTTTCAATCCTGCATTGATTCCGCTATGCCATTCTCTATGATTTTTCCAACCGACTATAGAACCTTCAGGTTCGTTTATTAGATAATCATTACCTAATATAAAAATATGTCCAAATGTAGGAGGTTCTACAAAGATGCTAAATCTATGTATCTCACCTTTCGATAGATATTCTTGTTCATTATCATCAACGTCCCAATGCCATGGTGCAAAGTATCCAGGATCAAGCCTGCTGATCCAAGACCTAATATGATCAATTTTCAAATGAGAGCATATCTGATCAATTATATCGTTTGGGAAATGTTTGCCTGGGTAATAATTAGTCCATCTGATAGCATTAGGATTGAAGCATGCTTCTTGCCAAATTTTATATATTTCTAAATATCCGGGTGTAGCAAGTTCCCACCTCGACGGATCTGTTGTTATTGATATTCCTGTTTGATGTAATAGATTGCTAGTCACATCAACCCAACTAATTTTATTATAGGTACCTAGACGATTGAAACTAGTCATTAAATATCCTCTTATAAAATGCAGGCAACGGATCACCTGGCCATTTTAGATGGGTCGATAGCGTCCTTTTAAAAAATATCTCAAAATCTACTATACCGTCTGTAGTGGCTTCATCGAATCTAGGTGCAGACTGTTTTCCTAACATTCCTGCTATCTTCTTCTTTTCCAAATAACGTTCTTCACGGCTTAAACAAGAATAAAAATCAAAAGTTTTCATCCTATTATCTTGATCAAAGAAAAAGCAATGAGGGTACAATGCCATTTTATAATATCCAGCATCTACTATATCTTTTAGAATACAAAACATCTGTTCTTGCCAACCTGGATAATCATTGTCTAAATCTCTACCATTGCCGTAGAGTATATCGTTTACTGTACCGTTATTCCATTCTATAACTATCTTCATATTGCTAATATCTATATCGTATATCTTAGGAGCCCATGGATAATCTTTAAATATATCGAGATGCTTTACTTCTCTCTCAAAGAAAAATTCCATCAATTCAATCGTTAGACGCTCGTCACCGTTTTTTTGATAGGGACTGTTTATGTCCCAACTCATGCACATCATGTCTTTATTTGGACTTACAAAGGGAGTATATAACATATTAGATGCACCTAATGATTTGTATATCGGATCTATCTTATAATAATATTCCCAACTACTAATATCGATCATAATATCTCCATTGTAAATCCGCTGATGAGTCTAGATTTTAAATCATCAATAGCTGACTTTTCTAACCTAAATGTTACTTTATTTGTAGAAAATTTAAAATCATCTATCAAACCTCTCTTATTTGCTCGGTTCAACCAAGTACTAAGTGTATTATCAAATAAGAATCTAGCATCGTCTTTGCTATATCCAGATGATGATAATATAATGCTTACTGGGTCATGTAATAACCTCTCATCTAATAGTTTTCTAACCACTATTTGTACTCTAGCACAGCGACCAAAATTTGTAGCAGTATGTAATCTTCCAGCATCCATTAGATACCAAAATCCATCTGTCATTAACTTATGCATTTTTTCATTTTCTAAATCAATAAGATAACTGCTTTCTTCTTGTAAATTTAAATGATATCTATCATCTATATCTGCATGAATTTGATATGCAGAACCATACTTTAATATAGCTATTCTAGCTTCTCCAATAGCAAACGGTAATGTAGCTAGAACATCTTCCCACACTGTGCCTTTAAACTCTGGTTTGATTTCCCAAGGATCGTAAAAATATCTATTCATTGGTTGGTTTATTGTATATCTAAAATCCTCACTTGGTAAGGATTTTAGTGCAAGATCTATTAAATTTTTAGATACTTTCAAGTCTAGCTTTTGCAACATTGAAATATTTATTTGCACTGAAGAACCCTATAAATATTTCAATGATAATTTATAATTTTGACGGGGTAGAAATACCTTTTGATAAAAGCTGGAATGCTATTGCAATAAGTCTAAGCGGGGGTGCTGATAGCACCTTATTAGCGTATATACTATGTAATATTATAACAGAAGAAAATCTAAACATACAAGTACACATTATATCACATGTTAGAATGTGGAAAACAAGGCCGTGGCAAGGACATGATAGCAAACGCATATTTGATTGGTTATCTAAAAAATTTACAAATATAAAGTTTATAAGACACGAAAATTTCATACCCCCGGCGATGGAGTGGTATAATACAGCATATATTATAAAAGACGAATATGGTAAAATGACTGCCGGAGACATCATAGAATTACAATCATATGCTGAATATATCTGTTTCTATAATAATATAGATGCTTATTATAATGCTGTAACTAGAAACCCAAAAAATGTTGACTTTAAAGGAATGGATAAAAGAGATGTTGACCCAAACGAGGATAATCAGCATCTCATGTTGATGACACACATGGGTAAAATAGCATCTCATCCTTTTAGATTTACTGAGAAATCTTGGATATTAAGTCAATATAGGAAATTAAATCTTATGGAACTCTTTGATATTACCCGCAGTTGTGAAGGAGAATTTGAGGGGTTAGATTACCAATCATACAAATATGGTCAAATAGTTCCAACATGTGGTGAGTGTTTTTGGTGTAAGGAAAGAGCGTGGGCAGTTGATCAATCAAAGTAATACATTTTGTATGCATCCATTTACTGGGCTAGCTACTAGAGAAGACGGGTCTATTAAGGTCTGTTGCCGAAGTCATCCTATTGGAAATATTACAGAAAATAATCTAGAAGAGATCTGGAACAATGAAAACATGCGGCGTATACGACATCAAGTTCTAAATAACGAACGCCCCCAGGAATGTAGTCCATGTTTTGTATTAGAAGATCAAGGAGTTGAATCACTAAGACAACGGCATATTAAAGGAGTAATCCCAGAAGCAAGGATCAATAGATATCCTAATGCGTTGAATCAGCTTAGAAAAGATTACACAATGCCTTTTGAGATACCAACTATGGAGATAAAGTTAAACAACCTTTGTAATCTAAAATGTCGCATGTGTCAACCTACTGATAGTACTAGCTGGGATGACTGGAGCGAGGTTGAAGAATTTTATAAAGAAGAAGGCAACTACATGGTAGATGCTATAAACAAATTAGGATTAAAAAAGAAACCATATTTAGATAAGTTTGAAGACAATCCTAACTGGTGGGAAAGCTTTGAAAAGATTATACCTTATTTCCGCAGAGCCGAATTTGCAGGTGGTGAACCACTTATGGATCCACAACATTATCGTATATTAGATAAGCTTGCACCATATGGAGATCAGATAGAAATCAAGTACGCTACTAATCTAACTACATTAGGTATAAAGGGAGGAAGAAATATTTGGGATTATTGGCCTAAATTTAAAAGTGTAGCAGTCAACGTAAGCATTGATGGATTAGACGATGTATATGAGCATATTAGAGGAAATTCTAATTGGAATACTATAGTTGAAAACATAAAAATCATACAAAAAATTCCTAATATTTCTAGAATAGTTGGATCTGTGTGTGTACAAGCAAGCAATATAATGTCCTTAGATAAAATAATAGAATATTTTCTAGACGATATAGGGATAGTATTTTATTCAAACAGAGTCGAACATCCAAACTTACTTTCAGCACAGGTGCTACCTAATGATTTAAAAAAAGTAGCTATTGCAAAATTAGAAGACATCAAACCTCGTATTAAAAATTTTCGGTTAGTAAAAGAACATCCAATATTATTAGACATCACGCTAGGACTTATACAAGATAATATAAATTATCTAAACGGAAAAGATCAAAGCCATTTGTGGTCTAAGTATTTAGAGTTTAATCAACGACTAGATAAGACTAGAAATCAACGTCATATTAGTCATTTTGTACCGGAATTTTTAGACTATGTATAAGATAACCAGCCGCTGGCCTCATCAAGATAAGATAAAAATAGAATGGAATTTAGGAAAACGCTGCAATCTAGATTGTGCCTATTGTCCAGAATACATACACGATAATCATAGTCCCCACACAGACATAGAAAATCTTAAAAATACAGTGGTGGTTTTAAACAAATTAGAAGCTCCTGTGCGTCTGAGCATAACAGGAGGCGAACCTAGCGTACACCCTCGCATAGAAGAGCTTCTAGCTGCTATACACGCTGCTGAGAATATTACTTGGGTAAGCATGACTACCAATGCTACTAGGCTCGCAAAATGGTATGAATCACAGCAGCACATTGTTGATCAATATGTCTTTAGCCTCCATTTTGAAAAAGACTGGGAAAGATGCCTAAACAATATAATGGAATTTGAAATGCTGAGGACTAACAGGGTGCTAGTACACATAATGGCTCACCATAAGCACATGGATCACGTTAGGACAGCAAAACGAGATCTAGAAATTTTAAAGATACCCTATGCTGTGAGGAGGATACGCTGGACCGAAGGCAACCACGATTTATTTGACGATATGCGATATCATCCCGATGATCTAGAATGGATCAAAAATTCAACTGCTACGATATGGCCAAACTGCACAATAGATGACATTGAAGAAATGCACGCTAACGATATCATTAAATTGCATATGAATCAATTTAAAGGATGGACCTGTAATGCAGGATTGGAAAGCCTGATGATAAACTGGGATGGCGAAGTACATCGCGCTACTTGCAGAGTAGGAGGTAGTTTAGGAAATATATATGATGGTACTTTCCAAAAACCTGTGGATCCAATAGTATGCACACGCAATTGGTGTACTTGTTCGGCAGATATACCTTTAACTAAAACAAGTTATTCTTGATTATTTGAAAACTGACCTTCAATAGAGATAAAAGGACTTGCTTTACTACACATCAACATACAGACTAAAGATCCGTGGTTATTCCATTTTTCCTGCCATATAGTTTGCCATGATAGAGAGTTCATTATTTCTTTAATTCCTACATCTCGAGCATTTAGATTATCAATTCCGCCCATCTCACTTATTATTTCATATACTTGTTTCTTTAATTTTATTCCGAGAGAATTAACTGATGTTTTCTCGTTATATAACCCATATTTGCGCAATATAGATTCATCGTAACTAGTATATAAAAAAGATGATAATATGCAACAAGGTAACATAGTTAGATGTGCATCTATGTAAATACTAGAATTGTCATCCTTTGCATAACAATAGATATTATTACTCTTTGACCAGGTATTATACGTACTTTCTATTACACCTTTGTCAACATAATGTATAAGATTGTCTGTATTAGATTCTAGATAATGTGTAACAGCTCCACTACTATCTAAAACTTTAAAATTCGGCCCAGTAAATCTCCTAGTATCTTTAATGGAAAACTCACTAAATCCTAGCTGCTGTGAGAGAGATCTAGCAGCAATCACTTGTTCTTGATTATGTTTAAATCTTATGAAGTTCCATACAGCATACCCTCCTGCAGAAATAAAGCTTTTAGCGTTTTCCATTACTTTATTTAGATCGGTACCTACTCGATGGAGAGCGTGTGTTTTTGAATCAATGCCGTCAATAGCAAAAAATACCTGATGACTATTAGGTAAGACACTTACTAATTCTGCCCACCAATCTGGTTTTCTTAGACTTCCATTTGTGTGTATCATAACATGTGCTTCTGGATTTTTAATTTTTATATATTTGCACATCTTTAATATATCATTGTTTAATACAGGTTCTCCAAAACTACCACAAAATAGAAATGTCTTTACTTGTTTTACAACTTCTTCGTCGAATATAGTAACGAAATCCTCATATGTCCAATCATTGATTTTTAAAAATGGATTATCGATTCCACTATGAATGTTTCTAGGACACATAGGACAAGAAGCTTGGCATCGATTTGTTATCTCTAATTCTACTGTCCTTAGCTCATCAAATCTAAACAATCAAGATCTCCAATTTATTTTATTATCAATATAATCTCTTATTATATTTAAAAAAACAGGCGCAGTGTCGTTTACATCACGCATGTCTTTATCCCATATATCTTCATATTCAGTAGTATTATAGAAATCAAAAAGTCTATCAGTTAAAATAGGATTATTTCCAGAACGTCCGATAAATCCATCATTGCTATAAAATTTCCTAACTAGATTTCCTGCTTGATACCAATCCATATTATCGTGGGCCCATATGCATATTTTTTCTCTGGTAGTGCCAACACCTCCAGCATACTGCACTGTAGATTTAAATTGTAGATTTCCGTTTTCATCTCTAGTTAGTACCTGACCATTTGCTTCTTGTGCTCCAATAGACCTGAGGCCGTGTTTTTTTAAATTCCTAGTAAATTTGCTCATATTAGTTAGATCATTATTAAAATCACTTATCTCTAATATCCAAGCACTAGCACTTTGTCTTATCCAATGTTTATTCAACCAATCAATTGTATCATTCCATGACGATTCGGTTTCTTTTGGTAGGCCACAAATAAGATTTATATTTGCCCTGTATCTCCTAGGTGCATGAATATCTGTATATTTTTCAAACTCAATCAATCCCTCTTTTATCCTGTCAGGATCCATACCTTTACCGATGATCTTCCCGCTTTCCTGATTAAAAGTTTCTATGCCCATTGAATGGCCGAGTACTTGCATGCGTATCAATTCATCCCATTGATTACGCTGACTTACTAATAGATCTCCCCTAATAAAGGCCGAGAACCAAGGTTTGAAAGATAATTTTTCTACAACATCAGCAAATTTCCTAATCTTATCAGTGCGATCGTTAAAAGTTTCGTCTGCTATCATCCAATTTTTAATACCCCAATTATCGTAAGCATGTTCTATCTGCCTACGGAAACTGTCTTGACTGCTAGATTGATCACCCTTTACGCCTAATATAGGAAAATTACAATATTCACATGCAAACTTACAACCTCTGCTAATTTCTATTGTAGGCATTTCTGTAGAACGCATAAAATCTCGTTTTTCAAATTCTATATAATAAGACGATAGCGGTGCTGACGGATATGCCGTTAGTCCTCGTATAACTTTCTTATCACTATAATTTTCATCATATGTTATAGGACTAGTATCAGTTCCTATCAGTTTTCTAGTTAGTGCTATTATCGCATTCTCACCGTAACTGTCTACCCAATAATCTATATTTTCTGCATCAGTCAATAATACACTCTGGCCGCCTATAACTATTGGTATGTGAGGATATTCCTCTTTTAACCACTTAGTAAACTCATTCATAGTTCCAGACCATACATTAAAAAATGTACTAAATCCAAAAAATACAGTAGATGAATTTACCCTACTTTTGACCAGTTCTTTTAATTGTTCTAATTCCCAGAATATTACATAATCAATAACTTCAACGTCCCAATCTTGCAATCGTAAGAATGAAGCAATACGGTGAGCACCCATACCTCGTTGCCACCTTTTACCTCTAGGTGAAAATATTATAGAATGATTCATTGCTTATATCCTATCAACATAAACCTACTATATTTAGGCAGTTGTAAAATATCTGATCTAATAATTTTGATTTTACTCTGATCTATAAATTCTTCTAAATTTTTAGCACAGCGTATGTGCTCCTCTAGATCAAAATAATCATTGCTTTGTAGGACTATTATAGAATTAAATGGAACCTTTGATAACCAAATTTCATATGTTTCCTGAGTGATATGTTCACAACTAGTGTTTATCACTATATCGGGATTAAAATCATAGGTGTATTCTGCCATATCAGATGTAACTGCTCGAAACCTTCCAGTTATCTCTTCTATCTTATTCATTGTTTCGGCAATTTCTTTACAAGCCGGATTTATATCTATTGAAATTATTTTTTCTAATTTAATCGATGACTGGAATAATAAGCTAGCTAATACACCATTCCACCCCCCATGGATAACAATATTATTGTTTATAGGAGATATATAATTTATAAGGTTATCGATCAACCATATTTTGCTCTTGATCTGGCCTTTCCAAAAACTTTCTAACGATCGATCTTTATCTGCACTATTTCTGATAGCATCCATCCAGAAAAGAATATGATCTATATCAAGTCTAATGTTAGTTATTTCTGTTGAATTCATCCTGTAACCATTTCCAATCATTTATCTTCAACAACATTTCTTTATTATCTTTATTTTGTGAACCATATTTCCTGCCTGCTTGTGCTCCGAGCAATGCCCAATGACCGTAGTCTTGATTCTGTCCTTTAGTACACCAGATTTCTAATCTATCTTGTGTTTCAGCATCTATTTGTCCGTCTATCACTTTGCTAGATAATTTAACACATTCACGGAATGCGCTTTTCCAAGTATTAAAAGTATCTGTATTGAATGCTGTTATATTACTAACAATATCTAAAGTTTTAAAATCTCTCGATATAGAAGTGGTCATATCAACCGTGTCAGTTCTCATCTCTAATAATAATTTTCTAGGTAATAGTTTGACACCGCCATATCCATATTCTAAATCATTTATTGGATTTTTACTTTTACAAACATGTGTAATGTTTCTATCCCATTTAGGTATAGCTATATCAAAATTAAAATCATCTAATACAATCGCATCTCCGTCTACTACCCATATCATACTAGTATCAGTTATCTTGGCAGCTTCTTTATGGGCATTATGTATGCCGTCAACTTTATCTATACGTTTGGCATATGGAAACCTGTATCTTAAATTATTCCAATTTTCTTCAGCATTTGATTCGTCGTAGCTGATAAAGACTATCTCAAATCCTGGCTTAGAAGCTATAATGTCAATATCTTTTTTGTTTATAAAAAAATTATATTCGGCCTCTCTCTTCGTAATATTATAATTCTTAGGTATAAGATAGACACCACCGTGCGTATCTTCTCCCGATTGTGAAAATACATTTACATATTCTTGATCCCAGTTAGGAACATTATATGTAAAATCAAATTTTGGATCAACTACAACATCATCGAGAATGGCATAAAACATTTTAGTTGTAGATTCTGTTTGTGCGTTGATATAATCATTAGGTTTTGATATATAAAAAATATCATAAGGTTGTTTCTTACTTGCGATTACATCAATTTCTTTTCTTTTAATAAAAAAACTATATTCAGCTTCTCTATTAGTTATTTCATACTTTTTTGGAATCAAATATACTCCAGAATGATCATTAGATACCGTCTTCCAAACATGTACATACATCTGATCCCAATCAGGTATTTTATAATCAAATTTAAAATCTTCTAAGAGACTATAATCACGATCTACGACCCAAAAAAACTTAGTCATAGATTTATTCTTAGCATCAACGATCGAAGATGCTTTTTTTGCTAAAGGAAATCGCTTTTTTATAGAATCAGATAACCGATGATCTACCAAGAAAAATATATCATACATTTTTTAGTCTCTTACTAACATATACATCAGTAGTACAATGACAGAAAGTTTGAGGACAAATAAATGTTTTATCTGGCCATTCTATCTCTTCAAATTTATTTAGATTTCCTATAATCTTAGCACTATTGCAATTTGCTGTTTTTATAGTACCGTCATATCTAACAAATAAACTTTCCATGCCTATATCACATTCCCAACCAAAGAAATTAGTTTTTTTATTATTAATTAAAATTTGAGCATCAAATCTAGAAATAGTTCCGTTGTCATAAGTTGCTATTCCTCCCATTTCTCCTAAATTTTTAGGCATCGTAATTTCTGAGGCTTCGATTGTTGTTAGGTTTTTTAATATAGATAATTGATCTTCTGTATAATCTCTTCCAGCAGTAGTTTCTACTCCAGGCCAATACTGTATCATTATTGGTTGTAATGATATACTACTATAGATTTTAGCTTTTTCATAAAATTCCAAACTTTTATTAAAATATCTAGAATCGAACATAACAGATATAGTGGTCAATGTATTCTTGCTACAAGCTAAAGCTTTATCTAATAATTCTGGATCTTCAAAACTAGGATGGTAACTCATAACTATGTAACTCATATACTTAGATATCTCATCATAATATCTAATTGTTCTAGCACCATTAGTAGTCATTCCGGTTGGGTTTCCTGAGTCACTGTAAAGCTTTACAAGATCTTTAAACCAAGGACTTATTGTAGGTTCACCTCCCGATAATGCTAGTTGTATTTTTGAATATTTACTAATCAGATATTTAGAAAATCGCTCAGCATCTTCCCATTCGTAATGAGTATTCTTTCCGTTGTGCAAATCAGGCGGACAATACGAACACGAATTTGTGCAAATATTATTTACTACCCATGTTAGATACAACGAAGGACTAAGCTGATCTATCTTAATGATATCTGTCATTCCTAATCTCTAAGACTTTCTGGGTACATATCCCTAATTATTTCCAATTCCGGTATAACATCAAATATAGATTCTTCTCTAATTTTATCTATATCATGGCTAACTTGTAAAAATTTCTTAGCTGCATTCGGATTATGAGGTTTAGAAAGTTCGTATAAAATGTGGGTAAATCTTTCCGATACGTCTGTACTGTATCTATTATTGTAATCTTCTATAAATGTGTTTAAATC